GCGCATCACAGCTTCCGTCGTTGCGTTCTGGTACGGCTCCGGTTCGCTCGTCGCTACCGCATCGAGTATCAGCGGTCTCGGTGCTGCGGGCTGGACGGCGTCGGGATCGCTGGCAAGCTCCCCGTCCGCGCTCAGTGGTCTCGGCGCTGTCATCTGGAGAGCGAGCGGCGCACTCGCCGCCGACTCCGCGTCGATCGCGGGCGCGGGACTCTCCGGATCGAGCGCGTCCGGTGATCTGCTCGCATCTGTTGCGACGGTCTACGGCTACGAAGGCATCACGACAGTCGAAGGGACCGGCACGCCCCGGTCCCAGTCCGCGACGATCGGCGGGCTCGGCCTCTCGATCGCAACCGGCAGCGGCGCGCTGCAGGCCGAGCGCGCGGGTGTTGACGGCATCGGCGGCGCCCCAAGCTGGGCGGCGTCGGGCGCGCTGCAGGCGCAGGACGCGCTTCTCGTCGGCACTGGCGCGGCATTCTGGGCCGGCGCGGGCACACTGGTCACGTCGGAGTCCGCGCTCAGTGGCGCGGGCGCTGCGAGCTTCGCCGCTTCCGGCGCGCTGGTCGCTGCGGCGGCGAGCGTCGACGGTGTCGGCGCTGCGCTCTCGTTCGGCGCCGGTGCGCTGCAGGCCGAAGCCGCGCGCGTCAATGGTGTCGGCGCGGCAAGCTGGATCGCTGCGGGCGCGCTGGTCGCGCAAGGCTGTGCCACAACTGGCGCAGCTTTCAGTAGCTCGTCCGGCGCCGGCACGCTCGCGCCCGAGCGCGCGACGCTCGCGGGCGCGGGCGCATGGAGTTGGGGCGGCACCGGCACGCTTGTCGCCGGGGCTGCCACGCTCGCTGGCATCGGCAGCGTCAGCGCGGTGGGCGTCGGTGCGCTCGCGGCGCAGCCGGCGCGCATCACCGGGCGCGGCGTCTCGCAGTCGAGCGGCGTTGGCACGCTCGCCGCGCAGGCGGCGACAGTCGCCGGTGTCGAAGGCGTCAATATCGTTCGCGGCAGCGGTGCGCTGCGGGCGCAGGTCGCGATCGTCACCGGCGCCGGGCGCTATGTCGCGCGGACGCCGGGCGGGCAGATCATCTGGCCGGATGCCTCCGATCGGGCGATCGAGATCGCGGGCGATGACCGGGCGATCGAGATCGCGGCAGCAAGCCAGTCGCTTGCCGTCGCTGCCGCCAGCCGCACGGTCGTGGTCGCGGGCGCGAGCCGCACGATCACGCTCGCGGCGGGCGACGCTTCGCTCGTCGTCACCAGCGGTGCGCGATCCGTCGCGCCGCGCGCGATCGGCCGGGTGCTCGTGCCGGCAGTGGCGAGCAGAACCATCGTGGTGACGAGCGCAAGCCGCGTGATCAAGGCCGAGATCGACGACCGCAAAGTCGAGATCGCTCGCCGCTCGATGAAGCTGGCCGCATAGGGACGGAGCGATGGCGAAGCGCTGGGATGATCCGAAAGACCCCGACGAAGTGCTCGACTATGTCGTCGACTGGATAAAGCCGTTGGCCGGCGACACCATCCTGACGTCGACGTGGACGCTGCCCGAAGGCATCACCGGCAGTCAGGAATCGATGACCGACACGACGACCACGATCTGGCTCACCGGGGGCACAGCCGGGAAAGATTACGGCTTGGTGAATCGCATCACCACCGCAGGCGGAAGAACCCGCGAGCAAACCTGCACGCTGCGGGTCAGGACGAAGTAACCCAACGGAGGAATACCATGCCGCTGACCATCGTAGACGGGCCGATGATTGCCGCCGGTGAATCGCTTTCCGATGGCGTCGATTGCTCGGCCGGCACCATCGTTCGCATCACCGTGCCGCAGGAATACACCGCAGCGAATCTTACTTTCCAAGTGAGCAGCGACGGCAATTTCTACAACGATCTCTACGGGCCGGATGGCATGGAGATCACGCTTTCGGCCAAAGCGGACACCGGCATCATCGTGCCCGTGGTCTGGTCGCAGTCGATCAACTTCATCAAGTTTCGCTCAGGCTCGCGCGCGCATCCGGTCAATCAGGAAGTCGATTGCCGGTTCGCCATCGCGGTCGATGTCCCCGAAGCGCCGGCGGCCTCGCGCGCGGGGGCGCCCAGATAGGAGGGCGTCATGTCCTTTCTGATCGCCGCAGCGGCGCTCATCATCATCGCGTTCGTCATCCGGTGGTGGATGAACGTCAACGTCGAGGAAGGTTTTCTCGGCAAGGGGCTGATGCTCATCGTCGTGGTGCTGGTGATCATCGGCATCCTGTCGCTGTTTAATCTGGTGCCCTTTCGAGGCTGGTGATCACCCGTTCGATCATCCCCTGCCGCGCCCGCGCCCGCCCGAGCTTGATCAACCCTCGATCATGGTGCCCGAACAATGACGCTGACCGCTCTCGAACGACGCATCGCGTTCGTGGGCGCCCGCGCCGAAGCTGTGCAAACACTGGCATGGCTTTCGAAAATAGATGTCGCATCATGTGACACGAGGTCTTATATTGAGGGACGTGCGTTCGACCCGAGCCAACCGAGAGACGAACATGGCAGATGGACAGACGGCGGCGGAAGCAGCGATGGCGGCTCTGCCGGCGGAGCAGCAAGCGGAGATCGAGAAGCTGAACCTGCACCCACGGGAGCAGGGAATGCTAGTCGAAGTGCTCACCAACTCACCGGGGCTTACAGTTCAAAAAGCCCTAGCGATGCTGAATTCCGCCGGAATGTAGCGCAGGTTTGGGAGCTTGACGGCGGCGGCAAGCACGATGCCGCCGCGCTGCGCATCACACCGCAAACCTTTCACGAGCTTCAGCCGGGCACCACGGGCGGCGCCAAGCGCTTTCTCGAAGCGATCACCTACGCGAAAATCGCCGATCAGAATTACGGCTCGTCGGTCCACACCTATGCGGTGGACGACTACAAGAGCATGCGGCTGTTTCTCTCGCCCGACGGCAAGAACGGCTTCGCGCTCAAGGGCCAAGACATCGTTTCGGTGTTCAAGCACGTCGACAGCGAGGCCAAGGGCAGCGCGAATGCGATGGTCGCGCTTGCTGTGCAACAGGGCGGGCGCAAGCTCGACGCGTTCGACACCGTGCTGCCGACGATCTACGCAGGCAACGGATTCATCGCGGCATCGCGGCTCGCGTGGAACGAAGAGCACAAGCCCGATACGTGGCACCACGAGAACTACAAGGAGTTCAACAACGGGCGCCCCGATGTCGTGTTCATGGTCTACGACCCGGAGCGCGCCGAAAAACGCGATTGGCAGTACAACAAGACCGACGGCGTGCGCGCGCAGACCTACGATCAGGCGGTCTCGATCCAGCAAGCGCTAGTGCGGCCCGAGGACAAGCCGCCCGCACCGCCCGCTCCCGCGCGCATGACGCACGACGAGGTCAAGGCGGCGGCGGTCACGGTCGCGAAGGATTTGGATTTCGATCCGGCGGCGATCGAGGTCTCGTCCGGCACGCACAAGTTCGAACTGAACGGCAAGCAGTACAACGCCGCCGGGCTCGCCTTCACCAGCAAGATCGGAGAGACCGCATTCCCGGTGCGGATATTTGCCGAGAACGTCTCGCCCACAAACGTCGCCGGCGTGATCACGCACGAGATCATGCACATCAAATTCCAGACCGCGATGAATCGCTATCGCGCTGAATGGCGAGCGATCCGCGATAAGGAACCGGCGCCGACGCACGAAGTGATGAAGCCCGACGGCAGCCTGAAGCCGCCCTACGACGAATACTATCCGGCCTATCACGCGATGCACGAAGCGCTGTTCAGCAAGCAGGCAAAGGACTTCGCCGCGTCCGATGGCGTGTCGGAATACAGCTATGATTGGTGGCTGAACTGGAAGAACAGCCCGCCGTTCACCGAGCACGCCGAGAGCGCGCAGCATGAGACACTCGCCGAGATGGCGCGGATCAAATACGAGACCGGGAAATTTCCCGAGCATATGGGCGAGCGGATGCTGAGTTGGCGCGGGCCCGACACGCCGAAGCCGTCGCAGGCGCAGATCGAAGCCAACGCCAAAATCTGGCGCGATCTTTATCGCGCGGTCGAGAAGGTGTGGAAGCTGCCCGCGACGGGGCCAAAATGATCGAGACCACCACGGTGAACGGGCGGCCGGCGCAGGTCGCCTACATCGGCGAAGCCGGCGAAGGCACGGTCGAGCCGGACCAAGCCACGCTAATCAAGGTGGTGTTCACCGACGCGGCCGGCGGCATCGTGTTTCTCAACGGCGCAACGAAGACATCGATGACCACCAGCTATCTCTGGGCACAGGCCAAGCGCAACGCGCTCGCGCGGCTCGCGCCGTCACAGCGCGCGGCGATCGCGCGCGCGGAAGCTGAGCAAACACTGGCGCGCCTTAAGGGCACGTGGAACGAAGAGGATCACCCGCGCGACGAGGACGGCAAGTTCACTGACAGCGGCGGCGGTGGCGGCGGGGGCAGCGCAAGGCCGAGCACGGCGCAAGCTGAGAAGCCGAAGCCCGAGCAGCAAGAGCTATGGCCCGACAAGTTTCCCCCGATCCCTGAGCCGAAGGCCAAGGTCGACATCGCTGAGTTCGAAAAGGACGACGTCGAATTGAAGGTTGCCGACACTGGTCTCAAGATGGCGCAGGGCGGCAAGGCCGCGAAGGATTTCGAGAAGGTCTGGAATGATCAGGTTGGCAGCATTGACCCGGGCGAGTTCAAGGAAAAATTTCTCGGCGGCGTCAAGGGCACGATGAGCATCGTGCATCGCTACAAGGAAGACGAAGACGGGCAGCCCTACGTCAATGATCTGAACATCAGCGGCCAACTGCTCAACGAAAATGGCGCGGTGATCGGGCAGTACACGCGCGAGATTGATCTGGCGAACAACAAAGCCGATAGCTCTTACTTCAAGCTCTACAACAAGAACACCGGCGGCGGCGTCGGCAAGCAACTGCTCGCCGCCAACGTTGAGATGTACCGGCAACTGGGGCTCGAAAAGGTCGAGGTCCACGCCAACATCGATGTCGGCGGCTATGCGTGGGCGCGCTACGGCTACGTGCCGACCGAAGATTCATGGAGCGATGAAGTAGAGCCCTACGTGCGCGAACGGCTCGACGAAATGGCCGGCGGCGGGCGTCCCGATGAATGGGACATGATGAGCAGTTCGCAACAGGACGAAGCCTTCAGGGCGTGGGCCGACGAGACGTTCGACGAATTCCACGACAGCGAGATCGAGAGTTGGCGCGAGAGCGGCGGGCCGCTCGACCAGACCAAGATAGAGCTTGCGGAGAAATTCACCGAGCGGACTGAATTCGGGATCACGCATTGGGCGTGGAAGGCGGTGCAGAACGCGCGCGCCGGCTATCCGCCCGGCGGCGAACAGCCGATGACGCTCACCAACGACGAAATTCTCGCCGCGACCACGATCACATACGAGAGCGACGGCGAAGGCCGCAACGATCCGGTTGTCACGGTCGAAGAGATCGAGGGGCTCACCGAGGATCAGCGCTATTCGGTCGAGCAGTCGCTGCAGACCGCATTCAACTATCAGGCCGAGCTTAACAAGGACGACATCCAGCCGCCCGAGTATCTCGCCGATCAAGCGCGCGAGTATCAGAAAGACACTTGGAACGACAAGCGCGACAGCGAGAAGTTCGAATATGCCGAGCAAAACGATCTGCTCGGCGAAGGCGAAGGCAGCGGCGAGATCGATTACAGCGAGGCTGAATCAATCCGCGAGTTGCTTGACAGCGGCGACCCGAAAGCGATTTGGGCAATCGCCGATTCCACGCACGGCAAGGAATTGCTGCTCGGCAGCGACTGGCAGGGTGCGATCGACTTCAGCGACCGCGAGACGATGAACAGGTTCAACGCCTATGTCGGGAAAAAGTAAGGCCGAAGAGTTCTTCTACGAGACGGAAGACGGTACGCGCGCCGATGCCGAACTGCATCAGGACATCCTCGATGATGGCGATCATGCAACGGCGCAAGCGGTGAGCCGCAAGGTCGCGAAGCGGCTCGGTCTCACCGACGAGCAGATCAGCCGGCTGTTCAAGCCGAAGAAGTAGCCACCACCAGCTTCCAGCCTCGCGCGCGCGGACAGGCGCGCGCACATCCGCGCGCTCACGGGCGCGCACACGCGCACGCGCGCGCAGGAGGGCACCATGCCGATGAAGCCGAAGCCAGACGAGACCCAAGCCGACTTCATGAAGCGCTGCGTGCCCGACGTGATGGGCGCGGAGGGCGGCACCAAGCGCCCGCAGGATCAAGCCGTTGCCGCGTGCATGACGATGTGGCGCGACAAGGACAAGAAGCTGAAGGCGGTCACGCCGGAAGACGACGAAGACTTCGAAGATTTCATGGATCGCTGCCAAGAGGGCGGCGAGGACGCGGAAGAATGCCGCGTGATCTGGGCCGAGAACCGCAGCGCCAACGTGGTGCGACTGCGCAACGGCAGCGACAAGCTCATCCGCAAGACCTTCGCCGAGCCTGTGGTGAACCGCGAGTTCGTCATGTCGGACGAAACGCCTGATCGGATGAACGACGTCATCTTGTCGGCCGGCTGGATGCTCGACGAGTTCAAGAAAAATCCGATCGCGCTTTACAATCACAACAGCAACCTGCCGATCGGCACGTGGTCTGATGTGCAGGTCAAGGACGGCAAGCTGCGCGGCAAGCTCAACTTGCTGAAGCGCGGCAAAATCCCGCGCATCGATGAAATCCATGAACTGGTCGACGCCGACATTCTGCGCGCGGTGAGCGTCGGCTTTGCGCCGATCGAGGTCGAGCCGCTGCAGAAGGGCGATCCCTTCAGCGGCTCACGCTACAAGCGCCACGCGCTGGTCGAATGCTCGCTGGTCACCGTGCCGGCGAATCCCAATGCACTCGCTGTCGCCAAGTCTCTCAACATCTCCGACGACACAATCAATCGCGTCTTTGCCAAGCCCGGCAGCCGGGACGCGCTCGATGTCGGTCGTCGTTCATCCGGCAAGCCCGCCGACACGTCTCCCATAGTGGGAAAATCCATGTCTGCTTTTGCACAGAGGATCACTGACTCGCAGGCGCGCATCGTCGCCTACCGGGACAAGCTCACCGAACATCTCAAGGGGGTCGACGACAGCAATGTCAGCGACGCCGAACTTGATGTGACCAACGAACTGAACGCGAGAATCAAGCAGGAAGAAAAGGCTCTCGCGTCGCTCAAGGAATCCGAGAGGAACCTGTTGCTCGCGACCGATGGCGACAATGCCAACAACGGCAACGGCAGCGCCAGCAACGGCAACGGCTCGACGATCACGGTCGCGCCGGCGCGCTCGGTTCGACCGTTCGGCTTGAAGCCGAAGACCATCGATCCGATCGAGTACCTCGTGCGCGATGGCGTGGTGCGGCTGTTCGCACACCGCGAGAAGCGCAACGTCGACGACATGCGCAAGCTGATCTACGGCGACGACGAGGCGACCAAGGTGTTCATCGACTTCACGTCAAAGGCGGCCACCGCGCCGGCGATGACGAGTGTCGTCGGTTGGGCCGCTGAACTGATCCAGCAAGTCAACGCCGACTTCCTTGAGCCGCTCTATCCCAACGTGGTGTTTCCGTCGCTCTCGGCGGCGGGGCTGTCGTTGTCGTTCGGCCGCAATGGTCGCATCTCGGTGCCGACGCGCTCACTCACTCCGACGATCGCCGGTTCGTTCGTCGGTGAAGGCGCGCCGATTCCGGTGCGGCAGGGTGCGTTCACAGCAGCGGTGCTCACGCCGAAGAAAATGGCCGTGATCACCACGTGGACAAGGGAGATCGACGAACATTCGATTCCCGCAATCGAAGGCTTGCTGCGTGATGCGATCAAGCAGGACACGGCGATCTCGATCGATTCCGTGCTGCTCGATGCCAATCCCGCGACGACGGTTCGTCCCGCTGGCCTGCTCAACGGCGTCGCTGGTCTGACGCCGACGGCGGGCGGCGGCTTCGCTGCGGTGGTGGGCGATCTGCAGAAGATCGCCGGCGCGTTGATGACCGGCACGAACGGCAACATCCGCAAGATGGTGTGGCTGATCAATCCGGCGCAGAAGCTCTCGCTCTCGCTGACCAGCGCACCGGGCACCGGCGCGTTCCCGTTCAAGGAAGAGATCGGAAGCAACAAGTTGCTGACCTATCCGGTGATCGCGGCGGGCACTGTGCCGGTTGGCACCGTGATCGCGGTCGATGCCGCCGACTTCGTTTCCGTCGGTGGTGAAGCGCCACGGTTCGAGATCAGCGATCAGGCGACCCTTCATATGGAAGACACTACGCCGCTTGCGATCGGCACGCCGGGCTCACCGGCAACGGTCGCTGCTCCGGTGCGGTCGCTCTATCAGACCGACAGCTTGGCGCTGCGGCTGATCATGCCGCTCAACTGGACTCTGCGTCGCAGTGGCGTGGTCGCGTGGATGGCCGGCGTTACTTGGTAGTTGGCACACGAGGCTGAACTCTTTGGCACACGGGGGCGCATCAAACGTTAGTCCGTGTGCCAAGTCTCGCCAACATTGGCGTGGCTTTCACTCAAACCAAAGGAGGCCATCGTGGCCGAACATCAGACAAGCGAACACGCAGTACAGGAACGCGCCAAGGCAACTGAAGCCCAGAAGGAAGCCGCCAAGAAACGACTCGCCGACGAGAAGGCGGCGCGCGAGAAAATCGCGCAGGACGCGCCCGAGGCACCGAAGCCGACACCGACGCAGGAGGAGAACGATCTTGCGGCGCTCGGCGTCCACGTCCCCGAGCACGAGCCCGACGGCAGCCCGCTGCAAGACCCGTTCGCGCAGCAACTGGAGAAGCAGACGAAGCAGGCTGAAGCAAAGAAGCCCGCGACAGCCGGGCAATATCAGACGCGTGCAACGAGGCCGGCAGACACAGCCTGAACCGATGGGCATTGTCGCGTCGTTCATCAGCAAAGCGCTCTCGCCCTTCATCACGAAGGGCGAGGGCTATTATCATCCCGGCCCGTGGCAGCTTCCGGTCACGGGCGGGGTTTTGCCTGCCTATGTCGGCGAGAACATCAACTGGTGGCAGTTAGGATACGACCCGGTCAATCTGTCGGGCTCATCGGCGATCGTCGAAGCGTGTCTTTCGGCTTACAGCCAGACCGTGGCGATGTGCCCGGGGGATCATTGGCGATTGAACAGCAAAGGCGGGCGCGAGCGCGTCACGACGTCGGCGCTGTCGCGGTTGCTGCGCAAGCCAAACACCTATCAGTCGATCAGCGATTTCATGCTGAACCTGACGCGTTCGCTGTTTCTTGACGGCAACGCCTATGCGCTGGGGCTGCGCAACGATCGCTATGAGATCGACGAGCTTCATCTGATGAGCCCGCGCGAGTCGGCGCCGCAGGTCGTGCGCTCGACCGGCGACGTGTTCTATCGGCTCGGCGGCAACGACGTGATGGAGCGGCTCGGCGAAGTGCTGGTGCCGGCGCGCGATGTGCTGCACGTGCGCTTGCATAGCTCGAAGCGCTATCCGGTCCCGTTGGTGGGCGCTTCGCCGATCGAGGCAGCGGCAAGTGACATCACGGCCAGCAACGCGATGCTGCAGCAACAGATCAATTACTACATGAACCAAGCGCGGCCGAGCGCGGTGTTGTCGACTGATCTCCAGTTGGACAAGGACCAAGTGCAGGCGCTGCGCGATCGCTGGAACGAGCAAGTGCGCGGGCTGCAGCAAGGCGGCACGCCGATCCTCACCGCCGGCTTGAAGGTGCAGCCGTGGGGCGTCGGCGCCAAGGATGCCGAGCTTGCCGAGATCATGAAGATGTCGGGCCAGAACATCGCGCTGGCCTATCGCATCCCGCTCCCGCTGATCGGTCTGAGCGCCACCGGCGTCACGTCGACCGAAGTGATGATGCAGTCGTGGATTTCCACCGGGCTCGGCTTCGCGCTCAATCATATCGAAGAGGCGTTCGGACTGTTGTTCAACCTCAAGGGTCAGCCCGACGAATACATCGAGTTCGAGACCGGCGCGCTGTTGCGCTCGGCCTTCAAGGATCGCATCGACGCGCTGGCGCGTGGCGTGCAAGGCGGCATTCTGGCGCCGAACGAAGCGCGCGAACGCGAAGGGCTTGATGCCGTCGAGTTCGGCGACGAGCCACGCGTGCAGCAACAGGTCGTCCCCCTCTCTGCGGCGGGGGCGATCCCGGCAGCGCCCGGCCCCGGCGCACCACCGGGAGCACCGCCGGCGCCCACCGCCAAGCTCGACGACACGCCGCTCGTCGCACCCGCCAAAGGGGAAGGCAATGACAGCGTCCAACGGGAAGTCAGAAACATCCTTCGAGCCGCCGCCCGCATTGGCCGCCGACGTTCTACTTGATGCGTGGCGCGATGCGCTCGGTGAGACGCTGGCGCACGAGCGCCGGCAATGGCAGCGCGAGCGTGCGCTGATCGAGGCGCAGGCGCAGAGCACGATCGACAAAATGCAAGCCGCGATCGTGACGCTGCGCGGCGAAGTGCTCGATCTCGTGCGCGCGAAGCTCGCCGAAGTGAAGGATGGCAAGGACGGCGAGCGCGGCCCGCAAGGCGAGCGGGGCGAGAAAGGGATTCAAGGTGAGCGAGGCATCATCGGACAACGCGGCCCTGCCGGCGAAGCCGGCCCCGTCGGCCCCGTCGGGCCAGCCGGGCCAGCCGGGCAACCCGGCACAGCCGGTGAAGCCGGTCCCGCTGGCCCAGCCGGCCCCGCTGGTGAGCGCGGACCAGCCGGCGACATCGGGCCAGCCGGACCCGTCGGACCCGCCGGTGAGCCCGGCGCTGTCGGCGCAACAGGTTCGCGAGGCGATACTGGGCTGATCGGCGAGAAGGGCCCGGCCGGCGATCGCGGCGAGCCCGGCGCGCCCGGGCCCGCAGGCGCGCGCGGGGAGCGCGGCGAGCGCGGCCCGCAGGGCATCCCCGGCGTCATCGGCAAGGCTGGCCCGGCCGGCGAGCGTGGCCCGGCAGGCGAGAAGGGTGAGCGCGGCGAGCGGGGTGAGCCCGGCGCGCCCGGCATCATCGGCAAGACCGGCGACGTCGGCGAGCGTGGCCCGGCAGGCGAGAAGGGCGAACGTGGCGAAGTCGGCGAGCGCGGCGCGCCCGGCATGTTGCCGATCGCGAAAGCCTACGAGCCCGGCGCCGTCCATTATGCCGCGCAAGTCGTCGCCCATGGCGGCGGGCTGTGGCAGGCGAGCAAGGACACCGGGCAAGCGCCGCCGCATGCCGACTGGCTGTGCCTCGCGCGCGCGGGCGCAGATGGCGTGTCGCCACGCGTGCGCGGCACCTATCAGGAGGGCGAGCAATATCGCGCGCTCGACATCGTGGCGTTCAACAAGGGCAGCTTCATCGCCGACAGGGACAACCCCGGCCCGCTCCCGGGACCGCAGGGCAACGGCTGGCAGCTTCTCACCGCGCACGGCGGGAAAGGCGAGAAAGGCGTGCAGGGTCCGCGCGGCGAACGCGGCCCGGCTGGCCCGGGCATCGCGCGCTGGCTCGTGGATCGGCGCAGCTATGAGGCAAAGCCGGTGCTGAGCGACGGCACCGAAGGCGCACCGCTCGATCTGCGTGAGTTGTTCGAGCAATTCCAAACCGACGCCGGTTAAGTCATGGCAGATCGAATCATCAAGGTGCTCGAACCGGCGGCGAGCTTTGCGCTGCTCACGCTCGACGAGTTGAAGATCATGCTCGGTGTTGCCGACGGCGACGTCAGCAGTGATGCTCAGCTACAGCAAATGATCGATTGGTATTCGGCCTATGCGTCGAACGTCGCCAATCGTGTGTTCGCGCGGCAAAAGGTGCGCGAGACTTGGCGCGACATTAACGACCGTCGCGTGTTCCTGTCGCATTTCCCCGTGAAGGAAGAGGACATCGAGAGCGTCGAGTCACCGCGCGGCACGCTCGTGCCGATCACCGATTACGAGTTCGAGGAAGAGTCCGGCAAGCTCTCGTTGTTCGGCTCGCGCGCCGAGCCGATCGTCATCACCTACACCGGCGGCTTCGATCTGCCGGACGACGCGCCGGCCGATCTCAAGCACATCACGTCGCTGTTCGTGCGCCAAGGTCGCACCGAAGCGCAACGCGAGGCCACCGCCGGCATCAAGTCCATCTCGCACAAAGACCAGCGCGTGATGTTTTTCGATCCAAACCAAGCGGCGGCTGGCGGCGGCTCAAGCAGCGCCGGCGGCGGTGTGGAAGCGCTTCGCGCCGCGCATGCGATGCTCTCGCACTACAGCAGGCTGGAAGTATGAGCTTCGAGATTCTGATCGAGACGTGGGCGATCGAAGAGCGCGTCGAGAAGATGGCGAGCAAGCTGCAGGTCGTGCCGGTGCCGGCCGAACTGACGGCTTGGCAGACTGACGACATGAACCGAAAAAATCCGATCACCGAGGTGATCAATCCGACAGCCGCCGAGACGCGGATATGGCCGCGCGGGCGCACGACGCGGCAGCTAAGCGCGCGCCAGCGCATCGTCTCAAGGCGCGTGACGCGGATGCCCGGCAAGCGTCCGATCCTGCGGCCCGAGCTTTTCAACATGCTGCGCGAGCGCATGAAGCAAATGATGTCGCGCGAGATTCAATGGTGACGCCATGGCGGTGAACATTTCGACGATGGTGAAGCTGCCGAACCAAGATATGTGGTCAGTGCCGGTCACGGTGAATCCGCTCGCCTCGCAGCCGGGGCAGCCTGCCTATGGTAATCGCGGCATCTTCCTCACCGATGCGGTCGACGTGCAGTTGCTCGACGGTTCGTTCTTCAGCGATCAGCGGACGATCCTCGATATTCGCGACGCCGAATATGGCGTGGTGCCGGTGCAGGGCGATCGGGTGACTGTTCCCTACGACCAGAACGGCGCGCCGGCGGGCGAGTTCGAAGTCGTCGACGCCGATCAGGACGGCGGCGGGCTCACCACGCTGACATTGCGCAAGTACAAAGCACCGTTGCCATGAGCGACGAGATCATAACGACGCAGAGCTACGGCTTGCTGATCCGCGACACGCTGTACGCCAAGGCGGTCACGCTGCCGTTCTTCGCGGGCTTCATATCGCGCCGCTGCAAGCAACTGCCGTCATATCCGGACGTGCTGCCGTTTCTCGGCGTCTACTTCATCAACGAGCGCGCGACCGCCGACGGAGACGCGTGGGCCGGCGAGGTGCGCTTCTGGAACGACATGACCGTCGGCTTCTCGGTGATCATCCAGAACAACGATCCGGTGCAAAGCGAATTGAAACTGGATCAAGCCTACTGGGCGATCATGAACGGTCTACTGCGCGATCAGTACATCTTGAACATGTTCGATACGCGCGCGCCCGGTGGCGCGATCACGTTGCCCGAAGGTGTGGTGATCAAGGGCATCGGGAGCGGCAATCGAAAGCATGTTTGGGGCAACAGTGGCCAGAACAACGAAACGCCGATCGCCGAACTGGCCTACGAAATGAACGTGCTCTACAGCGCCGCCTTCCCGCCGATCATCACCGATGACCTGTTGAGGATTCACGTCGAGACGGTGCCGCTCGCCAGCGACGGCACGATTCCGCCAGCCGACGAAGTGCAGCGGATCATCAGCGAATACGAGTTTACCCCGGCCGCGTGAAGGCCAGCCACCGCAACTGACTGCAGCAACGACGATGCACGCCGGCGCTTTTGCCGGCGCGAACCCGCGTGAGGACATCATGGCAAAGCACGAAGGTGAGAAGAGCTTGCGCGAGCAGCAACTCGATGCGCGCAAGAAGCGAATGGCCGAACTGAATCCGCCGGCGCGGAGCGTGCGCGTCACGCCCGCGAACGACGACCTGCGCCGGGTGCTCAAGCATCCGCGCAGCGGCACGAAGTTTCCGGCAAGCGGCTCGGTCGAATGGCCGCTCGATCAGTTCACCCGCCGCCGCATCAAGGAAGGCGCGGTGACGGTCGAAGAGCGCCAGCAGGAAGGCGAGCGCGGTGCGACCGGCCGCGAGCGCCGCACCGACGACGCGCGTCGCCAGCCGCCCGGCGCATCACCCGGGTCTGATCCTGCGGCGTAAGGCCAGCCAACATTCACACAGCTTTGAAAGGATCGCGCCATGCCTATCTCGTTTTCGCAAATCCCCGCTGAAATCAAAGTGCCGCTATATTGGGTTGAAGTCGACCCGAGCAAGGCCGGCTTGCCGGTGCTCAAGCAGCCCGCGTTGCTGGTTGGCACCAAGATCACCGCAGGCGTCGCACCGCCCGACATTCCGATCGCGATCGGCAGTCAGGCACAGGCCGACGAAGCGTTCGGACAGGGCTCCGAACTCGCCCGCATGTTCAGGGCGTTCTATGCCAACAACGTGTCGGGCATCGTCTACGGCTTGCCGGTCGCCGAGCCAGTCGCGTCAGCAGCCGCAACCGGCACCATCACGGTGGCCACGACCGCCACCGAAGCCGGCACGATCCATCTTTACATCGGCGGCACTCACATCCCGGTCAATATCGGCGCAACCGATACGGTCGATCAGATCGCGACGGCGATCGCGGCGGCGGTCAATGAGAACACCGACTTGCCGGTCACTGCAGCGGCTGCGGCTGCGTTGGTGACGCTGACCGCCGTCTGGAAGGGCGTCGGCGGCAACGAGGTCGCTGTCGGCGTGAACTACTTCGGCACGATCGGCGGCGAGATTCTGCCGCTCGGTCTTGATCTAACTCTGCCCGCCACGGGGATGCTCACCGGCGGCACAGGCGTTCCGTCGTTCGACGACGCGATCGATAATCTCGGCGAGCAGGAGTTCGAGTATGTGGCGATGCCCTATGCGGACTCGACGTCATTGCTTGCGTGGGAGACCGAATATGGTTTCGCGGATGGTGGTCGTTGGGGTTGGAATCGCCAGCTTTTCGGCCATGTGTTCTCGGCGCTGCGCGGCACCTATGCCGATCTGATCACGCTCGGCAATTCGCGCAATTCCGGCGTGGTGTCGATACTCGGCTTCGAGGTTGGCAGCCCGTCGCCTGCGTTCGAATGGGCGGCGGCCTATGCCGGCAAGGCGCAGCGCGCATTGATCAACGATCCGGCGCGCCCGCTGCAGACGTTGTCGCTGAACTCGCTCAAGCCCGCACCGATGCATCAGCGCTTCGTGTTCGGCGAGTTGAACAGCCTCGCGCTCAACGGCATCGCGATCCAGAAGACCGGATCGGATAACCAGCCGATGCTCGCCCGTGAGCAGACGACCTACCAGCGCAATCTCTACGGCATGCCGGATGATGCCTATGAGCTTGTCACCACGCTCGCGACGCTCGCGCGCGTGCTGCGCAATCAGCGTCACGCCATCACGACGAAGTTTCCGCGTCACAAGCTCGCCAATGACGGCACGCGGTTTGGCCCCGGCCAAGCGATCGTCACGCCCGGCATCGCCAAGGCCGAACTGATCGCGCAATACCGCATGGACGAGTTCAACGGGCTGGTCGAGGACACCCGCGCGTTCAAGGCGCATCTCATCGTCGAGCGTAACCCCAACGATCCGAACCGCCTCGACGTGCTGTACCCGCCCGATCTTATTAATCAGCTTCGCGCGTTCGCGGTGCTGGCGCAGTTTCGTCTTCAGTATGATCGCGGCATCGACACCGAGATCACTGCCGGCGCGAACATCGGCATCACCGGGCGCTTCGCCGCCTAATCGCTTCTCAATCTCTTCTCTAGAAAAATCAGGAGACTGAAATGGCACAGCGCTTCGCTGGCATCGCCTTCGTCATGGTCGATGGCAATCAACTTCCGCTTCGCGGCAACTTCACCGTTTCGCCAAGCCCGACGGAGCGGACCATGATCGCGGGGCAGGACGGCGTCCACGGCTATCAAGAGCTTCCGCGCGTCCCGTATATCGAGGGCGATATTTCCCTCACGGCAGATGTCAACCTTGAAGACCTTGACGCCCAGACCGACGTCACGGTGGTCGCCCAGCTTGCCAACGGCAAGCAGTACACGCTCTCAGGCGCGACTTGCAAAAGCGCGCTGGAGGGCAACACGCGCGACGGGCAAGCGCGCGTGCGTTGGGAAGGTCTGTGGGCTGATGAGATAACGCTATAGGAATCCGCCCATGAACAAGCCAGTGCGTGAAGGCTTCGTCGCCGTCGATGAGCCGGTGGCGAAGCCGGATGATGTGCTCGACATGGAAATGGTGCCGCCCGAGCCGTCGGCGCCGGCCGAGCCCGAGCCCTATGTCGAGAAGTGGCCGATCAAGGTGAAGCTCATTCACAAGCCGATCCGCGACAACAAGGGCAACGAGTTGAAGGAATTGTTATTCCGTCAGCCGACCGGCGCGGACATCAATCGCAATGGCTTGCCCGTTCGCATCGACGTTCAAGGCGACGTCCTGATGGACGAGCGCAAGATGACGCTGATGATGACCGCGCTCAGCGGCGTGATGACTCCGTTCCTCGAAACGATGGACCCGCGCGACTGGGCATCCTGCGCCTATCGGCTACGCAATTTTTTTCTTCCCGTTCCGGACGCTTGGTAGGCGACGAGAAGGACTTGATTCTCGACTGCTACCGGCTCGCGCGCGAGTATCACCAATCGCCGGAAGTCTTCCTCAACATGCCGCTTGATGAGGTGCAGCTTCACTTGAGCCGCACGATCGAGCTTGCCGAGATCAGGCGGCGGCAACAACAAATAGCCGACAGCGACGATGGCTGAATTCGAAGAACTGCGGCTGACAGTCACCCTGATCGACAATGCGTCGACCGGGCTGGCAACGCTGCGCCAGAACTTGCGTGCCTTGGGCGGTCAGGAGAACCGCGAAGCGCTGGCGCGGATGCAGAAGGAAGTCGAGTCGCTGACCGGGCGCATGGGCAAGGTGCGCGAGGAGACATCGAAGACATCGGCCGCGCTGACATCTTTGGGCCGCTCGGCTGGCACCGCGCTCACCGGCCTTGCCACGGCGTTCATCAGCAACTTCGCGATCGACAGCCTGAAGAAATTCACCGACGAGGTGATCCGGCTCGACACTGCGGCGAAGACGTTCGGCGTCGGCGGCGCCAATCTCAAGGCGCTGGTCGACCAGATGAAGCTAGCGGGCATCGACCCGAACGCTGCCGCGCAAACTGTGACGAACTTCCGGACTGCCATTGCCGAATTGAGTCGGCAGGGCAGCCAATTGCGTCAAGACTTGATGAAGGGCGCGGTCAGCGATCCGGCCGCGATGGCGGCGTTCATCACGCGCATCACCGGCATGGGCAGTCGAGACGACATGGCCGGCGCGTTTAATGAATTTATTACGGCTGCCAATAATGTTTTCGAAAATGAGCTAAAGCGTACCGGCGACAGGGGTATGGCTGCCGAACTGCGTAATCGCTGGGTCAGTAGCTTCAAACTCGATCCGTCGGTCATCGTTCAACTAGAGGCCGGCTTCAAAAACGCCACCGATGTTGAAGAAGCGGCGTATAAGCGGCGGCTGCAAATATCGAAGCAGTTCAGCGCTGAAATGAACAAGATGAGTCAGGACTGGGAAAAGTTCATCGCGGGAATGCAAGAGGCGTTGGTGCCGTTCATGCAAGAGTGGAATAAAACAACGACGGACATGAGCGCAAGCTGGGGCAAGATTCTCGGCAACGAAGCCGGCGCGTTTTTACGCGACCTGAAAAAGCTCGCGGAGGAAGCCACCTATTATTATCGGTTGATCACCGATCCGAAGCAGACTCTCAAGGAAACAATGCATCCGGAATTGCAAAAGAGTCTCGGCTTGGATCCGATGACTGCGGAGCAGGCAGAGAAAAACCGCAAGCACTGGGCAGAGCAATATAAAGCAGGTCGCACGACGCGCTACGGCGAAGCTGCAGATCGCGCGGCGGCCGGTCTCGATCAACCGAGCGGCGAGCTTGGTCTTCCGTCGGAAGACTTCGACAGGCTCATGCGGGAGAACGACGAGCGCATTCAGAACATTCCGCCGCCGCGTCGCTTCGATCGCCTCGTCCCCGGCGGGCTGACGACTAGTCAGGACTACGATGCGGCGGCAAGGCGGCGCAATCCGATCACGCGCCCGCTTCAAGCGAATCCGATCAGTTATCAGGGCGGCGAGTTCGGCGGCGCGCGCGTGATCAAGGCGAGCTTCGGCGGTGACGACGAGGGCGAAGGATTCTCGCGCAGCGGTGGCGGCAGTGGCGCGTCGATGTTCAAGAACGCCATTCGAGTCGGTGTGTTCGAGGGCATGGTCGATTTCAAAAATTATCTGAGCAGCGGCGGCGCTGCCGGTGGCGGCGGTGGCGGCGGCGGCTTCACGCAGGCATCATTCCAGATGCCGGGCGGTGGAAGTATTCCGAGCAATATCGCGGCACCGGGCGGTGCAGCCAGCTTCGGCAGTCCGGAATTTCCGAACCTTGCTGTCCCGCGCAGTGATGGCGGTCGCGGCACGCCTATTGGAAGTCGCGTCGGTCCCGGCACAGGGCCGGGCGCGGGCGATACACCCGCAGGCGCCCCGCGTGCTGGCGGTGCCGCTGCCGGTAGCCGTGCTCAAGAGGCGATCGAGTATTTCAAGAGTCAGGGCTGGTCGCACGAGCAGGCGGCCGGCATTGCGGCGAATCTGCACGCCGAAAGTGGATTTAAGCCGGGCGCGGTTGGCGATGCCGGCAGGGCGCGAGGCATTGCGCAATGGCATCCGGATCGGCAGCGCGCGATCGAGCGGCAGTTCGGCAAGCCGCTGTCGCAGATGTCGTATCAGGAGCAACTCGCCGCCGTTAATTGGGAACTGAACAATGGTGAGAGTCGTGCCGGCGCTGCATTGCGCGGCGCGAAGACGGCGAGCGAAGCCGGCGCTGCGGTTAGTCGTTATTACGAGCGGCCCGGAAACGTCAGGGGCGAGATGGCGAAGCGCGGCGCGCAAGCCGAGCGTTTTGCCGCGATGCCGCAGGCACAGTCGCGCGATACGACTGCCGCCCCCAGCGAAGCCAACGCGCCGCAGACGAGCGATACGACTGCCCCCCGCAGCGAGGGCGCTGGCAACGTCATCGAAGCTCAAAGCCGCGTCGCGGGGATTCGCAAGCTCGCGCTTGATCCGAAACTGAGAGCCGCGCTCGACTATGCGTCAGCGCAAACCGGATTAACCGCGCGCGTGACGTCAGGCGGGCAAGACCCGCATGGCCCGCGCACGGGCAGCCACCGGCACAACTATGGCAAGGCCGGAGATTTCAACCTGCTCGATGAGAAGGGCAACGTAGTCTCGCCGGATGATCCGCGTGCATTGGCATTCACCGAGCAAGCGGCGCGCGCTGGTGTGATCGGCGGCGGCGCGGGCTACATGAGCGACCCGAACAAGATTCACTTGGACATCGCGGGTGGGCGCCGTGGCGAGCGCGGTGCCTATGCGGGATCGCGTGCATTTCGCGGGGCCATGGCGCGCGGCATTGAAGGGCAAGCAACGTTCGATCGCAGCGTGCTCGATCGCGGCACGAACGAAACCCGCGTCACCGGCACCGGCAAGCTCAGCGTCGACGTGCGCGCGCCACGCGGCACCAAGGTCGACGCCGAGGGCAAGGGGCTGTTCAAGAAAACCGAGATCGATCGCCAGACCCAGATGGAACCGGCGCAATCCGCGCCGCGCCGTGGTGGTGGCGATGACGAAACCATAGCGATCTAAAGATGAGCACAATCCGCGATCTCGCTTACGACAGAGAAGGCAACATCAAGAGCCCGTGGCGCGCCGATCTGCAGCCGGCGTCATTTGGCGATGCGTTCTTCTATACGGAAGCGAATGCGATCGAGAACGGCCGACGCATCGTGATGCATGAATTTCCCAAGAAGAACGTTCCCTATGCCGAAGACATGGGCCGCAAGGCGTTCGAGTTCACCGTGCGCGGCTATTGCATTCAGTATCCGCACGATCGCGTCGGCAACGACGGCTCGCAGCTTCAGCAACGCGACTACCGCGTTGCGCGCGACATTCTGTCGGCCGCGCTATCGAGCGGTGATCCCAAGCCGCTGCGGCTGCCGACGATGAAGGGCGCGAGCTACAACGAGATGATCGTGATGTGTCCGCGCTATCGGCTCACCGAGGAAGATCGTTCCGGCGGCTATTGCACATTCGACATGACGTTCGTCGAGCTTGGCGCGCCGCCGAAGCAGCCGCAGCCGGACAGCCGCGACGAGGTGATCAAGTATTACGAGGAAATGCGCGATCGCAACGTCGACATCCTTACGCGCGGCGTGCAGCAGAGCCCGCCGGCTGCTCTCGGTCCCGGTGAAGTCTGATGCTCAAGATCGACGCCGAGGAAGCCAAGCCGATCGTGCGGCGCGCGATGGAAAACCTGATGCTGACGGTCAAGCATCTTGGCCGTGCCGGCTCAGACGTTCGCACTGCGGTGGGCGATCTGTTGGCGCATCTGGATGAGCTATTGCTGAACGATGCGATCGGGCAGCCGCTCGACAACTGCTTCGATCTGGCGCGCAAGTCCGGTGCCACGATCGACGGCATTGCCACCACGCGAATTGCTGTCGTCGCCGAGACGCCACGCACGCAGGGTGCCATGCTGATCAAGAACGCGCTGATCGTTTTCTGCCTTGCCACGAACTCGCGCATCACCGTCGACATGACGTTCACAAGCCGGGACGATGTCACGCGCTTAAAGGAACGGATCAGCAAGGCGTTCTTCGACATGGAAGAGATTGCCGCCGATACGATGGACATCGCGAGCTATCGCGCGCTGGTGCGCCTGCATGCCGCTCTCTCGCACTATCTGATCGAAACCGCACGGCCGCTGCCGCGCATGCTCGCCTTTCGCTTCGCCGCACCGCTCGCAACATTGGTTGCTGCGCATCGGCTCTATGATGACGCCGGCCGGGCTGACGAACTGCGTGATGAAAACAAGGTGGTGCATCCGGCGTTCATGCGGCAAGAGGGGCGAGCCTTGTCGGCATGACGATCAAGCCAGAAGAAACATGCACGATCGTCGTGCGCGGCTCGCGGTTTTACGATTGGGAATCGGTGTTCGTGCAGCACCGCTGGACCGAAGCCTTTCCGCTGTTCCGCTTCACCGCAGCCGAGCGCGATCGTCCGGCGACGCTGTGGGAAAAGCTGCAATTCCAGCCGGGCGACGAATGCGCCATCTATCTCGGCGGCATCCTCGCGATCTCCGGTGTGATCCTGTTGCGGCAGGCGTCCTATGACGCGAACGCGCACGGCGTCATGCTGCAGGGCGTCGGCATGACTTGGTATGCGACGCGCGGCAGCATCATCGACGAGAAGGGCAACTTTGACGGCCAGACGTTCGAACAGGTGGCGCGCAAGGTGATCGCGCCGTTCGGTGTCGGCGTGAAGACGATTGGCACGCTGAACGCGACGCCGTTCGAGAAGCTGCAAGTCGAGCCCGGCGAGAACCTGTGGAATTTTCTGGAACGCATCGCGCGCCCGCGCGGGATCGTGATGGGCAGCGATCATCTCGGCAACCTGTTGCTGATCGACAATCATTCGTCACTGGTTTCGGCCGAGCTTGTCGAGGGCGACAACATCCTGAAGTGTCAGGCGACGATCTCGAAGGAAGCGATGTTCTCCGACTACATCGTGCGCGGGCAGACGCCGGCGAGCGATGATCAATACGGCCGGCAGGCGAGCGAACAGGAAGCGCGCATCAAGGGTAGCGCCAAGCGCTACAGCCCGATCCTGACGCCGGCCGAACAGCCGGTGAAGAACCTCGCCGAGCTTGCCGATCGCGCCAAGAACGAATCGGTCTGGCACGAGGGCACCGAGATACGCGCCAGCATCACAGTGCAGGGGTGGATGATGCCGGGCGGTGGGTTGTGGCGCGCCGGTGATCTGATCGCAGTGCAGTCGCCGATGGCAATGCTCAACATGGGGCTGAAGATCGACACCGCGACATTCACGCAGGACAGCACCAGCGGCACGCTGACGACGCTCGAACTGGTGGCGCCGTGGCTGCTCAAGGACAGGGGCGACATGAACGTTGGTCGTCCCGGTGTGCCGCAAGCGCCCGGCGATGCGAAGTCGAACACGGAGGCGCCGGTCACGCCGGCGGCGGCCAAAGTCGCCGAACCATATCCCGAGCAACTCAGCAGCGCGTGAGAAACCATGCACCGCACCACGCCATTGATGACAGCGTTTCGCGCCTTCACCGCAGGCGGCGCGCGCTCGGTCGTCGACAAGGCCGACGACAAGAAACTGATGCAAGAGATGGGCGGCAACTTCATGAAGGGCGAGACGCGCGAGAAGGTCGAGGCGCCGCAGAACTACGGCTTCACCAGCGTGGTGATGCCAGCGACAAAGGGCAAGGACGGACAGATCGAGGACAGTGCGGAAGCGTTCATCAACTTCATCGGCGGCAATCGTTCGTTCCCGGTGTGCGGTGTCATGGACGACCGGCGCTTCCGGCTGAAGGAATTGGAAGCGGGCGATGTCGCGTTCTTCGATCATCTGCAGCATCAATTCCATTTCAACAAGGACGGCGGATTTCTCACCGGGCGCGAAGACAAGAAGCTGAGATTCCAACTGGTCGAGAAGCCGCAGGAGGATCAGCAGCAAGGCGGTGGTGGCGGCGGCGGTGTCGGCAAAGATGCGCCAGATGTGGCAGGGCTTGCGGCGGCTGCCGGCGGCACGTCCGGCCAGCAAAGCGGTGGCCAGAAAAAGAAGGGCCAGACCGCGCGCTACAAGAAGGAAAGCAAGAAGTTCGTCGACATCAACAACGACAAGATCGATCTCGAACACGACAAGGCGATCAAGCACAAGGCACCGAAACACACACTCGACGGCAACGTCGTCATCACGGGTGAGCTATACGTTCAGGGCGAGATAAAGGGCGGATCGAATCTTCGCATCAATAATCAAGGCTTCAAGCCAAGCAATGACCTGTGGGCGGCTGGCAGCGCTGGTGGACCGCCGTCTGCCGACAGCGAAACCGGCTTGGCCGAGGGCGGCGGCGGCGTCGAGTCCCTGAACGCCGAGCAACTGGCGCATCTCGAATACAAGCGGCAGGTTCGCAATCGCGTTCGCATCGATCCCGATGGCACCGTGTCGGTCGATGGCGATTTCGTCGTGCGCGGCAACCTGATCGTGACCGGCGATCTCGACGTGAGCGGCGTCGTGCGCGCCAAGGACTTCGTCAAAGTGGAATGACATGGCCGACAACATTCCCGACATCCGGCTGGTTCAGCGCGGCGAGTATCCGGCGCAGAGCGAAGTCTCGGTCGATTGGTCGCTGCTCGGCGACGGCTCGCTCGACGACACCGAGGCGCTGGCGACTGCCGTGATCGTTGCGCTCGGCACCGATCGGCTGGCAAGGCGCACCGATACTCTGCCCGATCTGGATTCGACCGATCGGCGCGGGTGGTGGGGCGATCTCGATGCTGAATTGATCTGGAACGGCTGGCCGATCGGCACGCGGCTGTGGCTGATCAAGCGCGACAAGATCACTGGCGCGGGCGCAGATCAGGGCTCGACGCTGGTCAAGATCGATCACTACATCCGCGAAGCGATCCAGCCGTTCATCGATCTGCGTGTTGCCTCGCGCATGGATGTCAAAGTCGAGCGCGTCGGGCGCGAGCGCATTCAGGCGGTAGTCCGACTCTACCGTGGGCCCGAGCTTGCGGTCGATCTCAGGTATCAAGTCCTCTGGGCCGGCGTCGTCATCGAAAGCTAGGCCAACTCTTTCGCGCCTTTAGGGACATCTCCATGCCGTGGCAAACTCCTACGCTGCGCGATATGCGCGGCATTGTGCGCGACAACATTCGCACCGCGCTGCCGGGCGCTGACGCGAACATCCCGAACAGTGTGCTGCGCGTGCTGTCCGACAATCAGGGCGCGCTCTGTCATCTCACGCTGCAATATCTTGACTGGCTTGCGCTGCAGCTTCTGCCCGACACTTCCGAAACCGAGTGGCTCGATCGGCACGGCGACATCTGGCTGGTGAACGCCGACGGCTCGACCGGCCGCAAGCTGGCAACGCCGGCAGTCGGCTATGTGGAGTTCACCGGGCAGCCCGGCATCACCGTCCCGATCGGCACGCAACTCGAATATACGACGACCGGATACGAGACGACGGCCGACGTCATTCTCAGCAGCGCGCCGACGACCGAAGCGCCGGTTCGTGCGCTTGATCCCGGCGCCGCCGGCAATCTCTTGCCCGGCACGCCGCTCGGCGTGACCTATCCGAATGTCACCGGCGCGACCGTGGTTGCGCTCGATTTCGGCACCGACGCAGAGCACGACGATCAGTTGCGCGCGCGCATCCTGCGGCGCATTCAACAGCCGCCGATGGGCGGATCGGCCTACGACTACGAGGCGTGGGCGCTCGCGGTCCCGGGCGTCACGCGCGCGTGGTGCGGGCCGCTCGAAATGGGAATCGGTACGGTCACCGTGCGCTTCATGATGGATGAGTTGCGCGCCAGCAATGGCGGCTTCCCGTTGCCTAGCGACGTCGCGATCGTGAAAGCCTACATCGATACGAAGCGTCCGGTTGCGGTGAAAGACTACTTCGTCGAATCGCCGATCCCGGTTCGCATCGATCACCGGCTCACCTTCCTCGCCAACGATGTCGCCTCGACGCGCGCCGCGATCGAGCAAAGCCTGCTCAAGTCTTTCAGGGCTCGCGCCGTGCCGGGGCAGCATTGGTATCGGTCGTGGTCAGATGAGGGCATCGCGAACGCGGCTGGCGTCTATGCCTACAATCTGATCGCCAGCGATCTCGACATGCCAAGCGCGGGGCACATGGCGGTGCTGGGCGACATCACTTACGGATAAGGGCCGGGCAATGGATGATCGGCACGTCCGTAGGAGCGGCAGCGATTATCGGGAGGCATTCCTTGCGCTGTTGCCGCAGGGGCCGGCGTGGCCGAAGCATGCGATCGGCAGTGTGCTATGGCGCGCTTGCGATGGGCTCAATCAGTATTGGGGCTTCGTCGACAGTCGCGCGGGCGATCTCTTAGAGATCGAGAGTGATCCGCGTCTGAGCGTCGAGTTACTGCCGGACTGGGAACGTAACTGGGGTCTGCCCGATCCCTGCATGACGAATCCGCCGACGGACCTGAATGGCCGTCACGCGGCACTGATCGCCAAGATGACGATGATGGGCGGGCAGTCGCGCCAGTTCTTCATCGACATCGCCGAGAGCTACGGTTACCAGATCACCATCACCGAATATGCGCCGTACATGACCGGCGTCTCGCGCGTCGGCGACACGCGCAAGCAATTCAATCCCGGCGATCCGGAGCACTATCATTGGTATCTCGGCCGCGCCGAGATGCGCTTCTACTGGACCGTCCACGTCACCGGCAAGGCACTGATCTACTTCCGCTGCGGCTCCAGCCAAACCGGCATCAACCGGCTGCTTGAGATCGGCATCGCCGACGATCTGGAATGCGTGCTCGACAAGCTGAAGCCGGCCCAGACTGACATCATCTACGATTATTCGCCGATGGATGCGCTCGACTTCACGCAGCCGTTCAATACCCAATATCTGGCATTAGGGATGCTGTGATGAGCGACAACAAGCAGATCAAGGACGGACTCGGCAACCTGTTCACCATACGATCGCGCGACGTCAGTCCGCTGGGTGATGGTTCGCTGCAGCGCTCGATGATCTTCGCGACGCTGTTTCCGGCCGATTATGGTGGCGGTGGTTCTTATCATCGCACTTGCCGCAGTGATGTGATGGCGGCCAACGCCGCAGCCTACATCCCGATCTACGCGTTTCGCTGGGGTTCGCCGGATTATTTCGCGCTGGTGCGGCGCATCCGCATAACAGTGTGGAGCGGCAGCGTCGGCTTCATCCCGGGCATGGCGACCTTCGATATGGTCACGGCGCGCGCCTTCACGACGCAGTTGGTGGGCGGCAACAGCATTCCGCTCGGCGGCAACGTCGCGAAGCTGAAGACTTCAATGGGATCGTCGCAGGCCAGCATCGTATTCGCGACCACGGCCGGCTTGACCAACGGCGTGTTCACGCCCGACGTTTCGCCGGGCTCGACGGATAGCTGGGCGACCACCGTGGGCGGCAATCCCTACACGCCATTGAGTCCGATGCCGGTGAAGCTATTCGAGAAGCTGCAAGGCGAGACGCCACTGATACTCGCGGCCGATGAAGGCTTCATCATCTACGCCACGGTGCCAGCGCAGGGCACATGGCAATTCGTCATGCAGTGCGAATGGGATGAAGTCCCGGGTGTTTCGGGATGGGACAACGCTTTGCTGGAAACGCCTGCCGTTTCGGGATGGCAGGAAGCTTCGGGAACCGCCGACGCGGATCAGGATGACGAAGCTTCGGAAGAGATTTGAAAGGGAGCATCACCGTGCAGTACAATCAGCCGTTCGATCAGCCGTCCAATTCCAACGCGCCCTACATCGACGGCAATCCGGCCGCCGGCATTCAGGGCTCGATTGTGCCAGCGGCATCGATCGAGTTCGACCAGCGTGAAATTGTCGAAGTCATCACCCGCGCCAACATACGCGGCTATTCGGATTTCTCGAACACGCTTTGCGCGGTCCCGAACAACGCCGACTTGCTGCAATTGCGCAAGGCGATCGAGGGATTCATTCGCGGCTGGGAATACATCATCGACACTGAGGTGACGTTCACGGTTCACGGCAGCGGCGCGGACTTTCCCGATCTCATTAAGGCATTCGACTATCTCGGCAAGTATCGCATCACCCCGCGCGGCCACGTCATCCTGCAATTGGCCGGCGCCGCGCCGGGCAGTCAGACCGCAATTCAATATGGCTACACCCAGCCGGTCATTATCGCGCATCCCAACAACGATCGCATCTCGATCTTCGGAGCGCAGATGCTGGCGGGCGTGCCGAGGACTGACGCGGGCTACGCTTGGAATGGCTCGTCGCCAGCCCAGCGGGCGCAAGACATATCAACCAACCTCGTGATGCTGCGGACGAAGTTCGCGACCGAGCTTCGGTTTCTCGGAAATTTTTCGGCAGTTGCTCCGTTTCATCCGGTGGGAGGCATTACGATCATCGGGAAGTGCCTCATGCATCTTGACAGTCTGCTGTTCACCAGCGATGGCGCGTCCAGTGCAAGCGGCGTCCTTTTCAACGCCTATGGCTATCTGAATGATCAGCCGCGAACCATGCAAGCGGGAAGCCCATTCGCCTACGATGGACTTGCGTGTGTCGGGTTTACCGGCGGGTCTGCATTCAACTTCGATGTCGGTAGCTGCATCAGCGCGTGGGGGCAGACCCCGGATTATAATTATCAAACGACGTGGATCGGAATTGGCTGCGGCAATGGCATCGCTTGCACCAACGGTGGCTTTGTCACCGCCTTTGGCAATGCCATTCTGCTCTCGAATAATTCATCGGGCATGTATCTGTGGCCGCGCGCAGGCACGCAATGGGACGGCGGATTATTCCTCAACGCCAACGGAGATCATGGGCTGCATTGTTATCTGTCTTCGACGGGGTTCATGGCCGCCCCTGTTCTGAATGGTGCCGGTTGGGGCGCGGGCGGATGGTCGCATTATTATCGCAATGCTGGCTGGGGCATCGTCTGTCGTCAATCAAACATCACCATCGCTGCCGACTGCGGCACGGGTCCAACTGCAAACGGTGCTGGACAGTGTCATGCAAGCGATAACTCAAGCATCTCTTGTAGCGGTGTTAATTTCTCTGCGGTGTGCTCGCCGCCATTCGGTACTGTCGGCAACGGCAATAGCATGATTAACTAATGGAGATGCTAGATGAACCTGCTCTATTGCCTCGATGGCGTCGTTCTCGGCAATCACGAAAGCGTGCTCAACGTGCCTGCTTCGGTCTACGGCACCGGAGTTCGCATCATTCCCTATCCCGATCCGATGGGGACGCTGACAAAAATTGGCGATCCGCCTGCTCTCGACGTCCCGCCGGGGCAGCGTGCGGCCGACAGCCGGCCCTATGCCGAGCCGGCGCCGACGCCAACATTGTTGATCGGATATGCTTCGCAAGTCCGCTTCGATGTTGTGACAGCGGGGATCACTTGGAACAGCATTCCGATCAACACGGAACGGATCAGTCAGTTGATGATCGGCAATCTGGCGCAGTATGCGCTATCGGTCGATCCGGCAACGCTGATCGATTTCACGCAGGACGGCATCGCCTATCAGTTTCCGGCGAGCGACGTTGCCGATCTCAACACTCAGGTCAACGCGCATGTTCAAGGCGCGAGGACGATCGAGGCGGAGTGCATCACCGATCTCACGTCGGCAACGCCGACGATCCTGACCTATGAGGATGTCGAGGCGCGGTTCTCTGCGTTGGCAGCGAAGACGCTGCACGGAAAGCTGAAGCCGCGCCGCGCGCGCTAAGGGGAAATCATGGCCGGTCCCGCGTATTACAGCGGTGCGATCAACATCGCCAAGAACGAGGATTGGATCGTGCCATTCGCCTATGGCTCGGTGGACGAGACCGGCTCGAACTTCACGCCGATCGATCTCACCGGCTCCACGATCATGATGGAGTTTCGCAAGCGAGAGGGCGATCACGAAGCCATCGTGTCTCTCGCTTCACCGAACAACGGGGTGATCATCACCGACGCTGTTGGTGGAACGTTCACCATCCTGATCGCGCGCGGGCGCCTGTGGCGCATGGCTCCCGGCGATTACGTCACCGACATCGTGCGGCTTGCGCCAAACGGTTATCAAGAACGTCTGTGGGAAGGCATTGCGTCAGTGGTGGAAGGGACGACCCGATGACCGATCACTCGTTTGAGCCGATGTCGGTTGGCGCGCCGCGCATCACGCTGGAGCGGGAAATGCCGGCAGCGCCGACTAACGTGCTGCTGATCCCGGCGATTGGCCCGGCTGGCCCGCAAGGGCCTCCGGGGCCGATTGGTCCGCAAGGGCCGCAGGGCCCGGGCGGCGTGTCGGGCTCGCAGGGGCCGCTAGGCCCGGCTGGCCCGCAGGGTCCGGCTGGCACGGAAGGCCCGCAGGGCGACACCGGGCCGATCGGCCCGCAGGGTGTGCCCGGCCCGCCCGGTGGTCTTGGCGAAGCTCCGCAGGACACCAAGTTCTATGGCCGCAAGAATGCAGCATGGTCGCGCGGTGTCGATATCGCTGGCGACACCATGACCGGCAACCTGACGATCAACAGCGACAGCGCGGAGTTGATCTTCGGCAAGACCGCCAACAACGGGTTCGGGCGGATCATGTCGTACCGGAACGGTCTGCCACGCTGGCTGATGTTCATGAGCGATACAGAACCCGAAACAGGCGTCGGCAATTCCGGATCGGATTTCTCGATCTTTCGCTTTGACGATGCGGGCGCTCTCATCGACAGCCTTCCGACCTTCAAGATCGACCGGGCAACCGGCAACATCGACACGACGGGCAATATCATTACATCCAATGGGGGTCCGCGCCTTACCCTGAACGACACGCTCACTTCGTTCAATGACGCGGTGATCAACTTCAATTCCGGAGGGGCCGTAAACTACCGTTGGCAAATCGGCATGGTTGGCGACAATTTCGTCATCCAGCGGTTCAACGATGCTGCGACATATATCGACGCGCCGCTCTCGATCAACCGCGCTGTCGGCAATTGGACGATTAGAACCAACGACATCAAAATCTTGCCTAGCCCGAACGTCGTTTCGCATCAGTCGCTCGCTCTCAGCAGTTATGGGCCAGCGACGAGTTGCAATGTTTCGATAAACTCTTCGAACAACGGCGAAGCCAGCGTTCTCTTCAAGCAGAACGATTTAACCCGCTGGCGGATACTGTCATCAGCCAACACGGCTGACCTTCATATTCAGAGGTTCGACGCTGTAGGCAATTACACCGGAACGCCGCTCTGGATCGGTGCCGACTATGTTTCACACCTTGGCGGCGTTGCGATAGCTAACACCAACCCGAACCTTGCATTGCAGAAACTCGCCAACGGACAGACCAACACGCTCAGTGGATATCTTAATGGTTCGATGCGCTGGCAATTGCATATGGGGGATTACGGCTCCGAGACTGGCGGCAACGTCGGATCGGATTTGTGTATCTACAGGTTCAGCGACACTGGTGCGTTTCTTGGCAAGGCTTTCAACATTCAGCGCAGCAATGGTGCCGCGTCTTTCGAGAGCAGTGTCGTCTCTTATAGCGCGCTCATTTCGATGGGCGCGAGGGTCATGGCCCAAGGCCCGACAGCCTATCAGCCAAGTGTCGCGGTTTGGGGAAACGCTGGCGGCGGTCAAATCGCGGCCTGCATGTTTGCCTCATCCGCTGGCACGCTGGCTTGGGGTAACTGCGACGGGAACGGCGTTCCGGTGAACTCGTTCATGGCCATTAATCCAAATGGCAATTCTCTTACCGTCAACGGCCCGATCTATTCGCAATCAACTGTCAACGCTACCGGGGCAGTCAATGGCGCCAACTTCAACGCGACCAGCGCGCAAGGTTACCGGCACTCCGGTGTGTCCGATGCCGGTGGCGGCGTTCTTGTCCAGTATTCTCTCCTTTGTAATCCCGGTTGGCAGGACATGTACATTCAGGCGGTCCACAACCAAGGCCAAAGCGTCTATTGGCAAATTCAGGTTGGATCGCTGTTTCAACTCTACAACGGCGGCAATGCTGCCAAGGCGGGCGGCGGCCCGTGGAGCGACACTTCGGATCAGCGCATCAAGAACATACTCGGCGACTACGAGCACGGGCTGGATGAAATCCTGCAACTCAAGCCGCAGCGTTACACCTTCAAGGGCAACGACACCATCACAGCGCCATCGCACGTCAGGGATGGCGAAGAGGTACCCGAGAAACTGAAGGGCGCGCCGCCGCCGACGAAGGCGCCGTTCAAGAATAGCACGCACCATGAGGAAGGCACCACTCAGAAGGAATTCATCGGCCTGATCGCGCAGGATGTCGAAGAGATAATGCCCGAGATGGTCAGCATGAAGCAGGGCTTCATCGACGGAGTGGTGGTTGACGATATGCGCACGCTCGATCCCAACGCGCTGGTTTATGCGTTGATCAACTCGGTGAAGGCACTGAACGCACGGATCGTCGATCTTGAAGCGCGGCTCGCGCAGCCGAAGGCGGCGACGTGACGTGTCTCAAGTGCGCGGAAAGGCGGCGCAGAGTTGCCGCAGCTTTGCGTGCGTGGCTCAACTCTCAGAAGGGAAATCAACATGCAGCACGTCCCCGAGCAGCATCCGGACCCACCGCGCCCGCCGGTGCAAGAGCCGCCGACGCCGCAGCCAATTCCGCCGCAGCCCGAGCCCGACGAGGACGACAATGGCGACAATGGTGATGACCACGAGGACAAGCATCACGCGCTCTATGCCTGATGTGGCTTAACTGGCGCACCATCCTGATCGGCGCCGCCGTGTGGGCGGTGCTGATCGGCGCGGCCTATCTGGTGTGGAAGATGATCGTGGGGGAGTTGCCATGATGGTTGTAGACACCACCGGGAAGATCGCCGAAGGCGCCGTCAACGCGATGAAGTCCACGCCGCTCGCGATCGCGTTGCTGATTGTCAACGTTGGCTTTCTCGGCTTCGCCGCCTATGTGCTCGGCGAGGTCGCCAGCAACAGCGCCGAGCGCAACAAGGCGCAACTTGAATTGATCAACAAACTGGTGACGGACATCCGTGACTGTCGGCAAGGCCCGCGTGGATGATGAAGTTCAATCGCAAAATTTATTTCGATCAAGTGCGCCCGATGTTCGGCGGCTCGTTGTCGCAAGAACAGGTCGACGGGCAGAATTTTCTGCTCGGCGCTTGGGAGAAAGAACCGCTGTCATCCGATCTTCGGCACCTAAGTTATTCGCTCGCGACGACGAGGCACGAGACGGCTTCGACGATGCTGCCCGTCGAGGAATACGGGCACGGCGCGGGCCAGCCTTACGGCGTTGCCGATCCAGAGACCGGGCAGACCTACTACGGTCGCGGTTATGTGCAACTGACATGGCGCGAGAACTATGCGCGGGCCACGCGCGAACTCGATCTCGAAGGCGATGACGATCTTGAATGGCACGCCGAACGTGCGCTCGATCCGACGATCTCGGCGCGCACCCTTTATCGCGGCATGACCGATGGATGGTTTCGCACCGGCAGTGATGGCGAGCCAGAGACGCTCGACAAGTATTTCAACGAAAACGACGACGAGCCATATGCAGCGCGCGAGATCGTCAACGGCGACAAGAGTGTCGTGCCGGAATGGTCAAGCGTCTCGATCGGCAATCTGATCGCCGGCTATCACAAGGATTTTCTCGCCGCGCTTGAAGCTTCATTGATTGAAGCGGTGGTGCGGATCGAGATCGCGGTGCCACCCGGCGTGCGCGTTGAGATCGTGCAGAACGTTACAATGAGAGAGGACTGACCCCCATGGCACTCGACTACGCTGGCTCGGACGCGCTGATGCAGGACATGGCCTTTCAGGGGCGCATCAAGTGCGCGTGTCTGGTCTTCGCCAATTACATTCTCGGTGAAGCCACCAACGTCCCGGCGCACAACACGCGCGTCAAATGGGCGAACAACACCATTCAGGCGCCGAACGTGTCGGCTTCTTTGATCACCCCCACGGTGGTGATGGACCCGGCCGTGCAAGCTGAAGGCGGCGACATCGACGACGCCGGATTGCAGGCTGCGGTCGAGGGGGCTGTCAACAAGCTGATGTGAAGGCTGGCCAGAGTTTACGTGCCTTTGAGACGCTCGGCATCGCGCCGCATCTCGGCAGCGACGTGCTCCAGCAGGGCGGCGACGTGCTCGACGCTGATCAGCGCGTGCGTGTCGCCCTGCACCGAGAAGCCCGAGCCCTTGTCGCCGTTGATGATGATCACGATCGCAGCTTCGGCGTGCGTCGCCACGCGCGCAGCGGTGCAAGCGTCGTCATACTTTCCCGGGCCGATCATGGTTCACGCACCATGAGATGTCAGGAACAGCTTTGCGAGAATGGCGACCTGCAGCCCGATGATCAGGGCGAAAGCCCAGCGATGAAACGCAAGCTCGGATTCGATCTTGGTGAAGCGGCTGTCGTATCCGTCGAGCGCGCTGGCAGCGGCACGCGCCTTGTCGTCCGGCACGTTGATCGCGCGCAGAGCGTCGTAGAGTTCGGCGTTGAGTGTGGTCATGCTTTGGCCTTCGGCATAATGACGTTTGTCCTCATCAAGACACGTTGTTCTCGCGGCGCGCTTCAATGCGAAGCACGTGGTGAATTCAGAAACGAACGAAGCGTCGTTAGTCCTCTTGCTTCGCGGCTGCGCGGTCTTTTGCTCGCTGCTTGTTGAGCATGTGGCGAGTGACGACATGCTTGATCGCGTAGTAGACGTAAGGGGGCAGAAAGGCGCCTTGCTCGTATCGCATGATCGTGCGCCGTTCGAGCCCAAGCCGCTTCGCAAATTCGCCTTGGCTTAGCTTGAGCTTGGCACGCGCACGCTTCACGAAGCCTGCGGTATCCATCGAAGTGTTGGTGTCAGCGTAGAGTTCGCCTGTAGTCATGTTGCCTCTTTCCATTGTCAGTTTTCTTCCGGGGGCTCCCGGCACGCGTGCGAGTCGCAATTTGTCACACACGTCGGCCGGCTGCCAAGTGAATTTGGCGTGGTCCGACCCCTTGTCATGCACGACGCAGTGTCAAAAAATTAACTTTTGTAAAGTTGCGCCAGACTTTGCGTGTCTTTCGCAGTGCAACATGAGACGTTGCAAGAAGCCCCGAAGACGCTTACATCATTCTGCAATCGCGAGTCGCGGGCTGTTCTTGGAAATCTCCAGCCCCTCGCGAGGCTCGTGTTGAAGTTGCGATCGCACGAAGCACAAAACCCCCGGGAGCATGAAGCTCGCCGGGGGTTTTTCTTTGGGCAACAACAGAAGATCACTTGCGCCCACGCGCCTCATAGGCGTGCGTGATCCACGTTCCTCTCGTGTCTTTCCTGACCCGGGCCAGCACCGTGCAAGGTCGTCCGACGCGGCACTTGTCGGTGATGATCACGCCTTCGTATTGATCGATGGTGAAGGTGCAGGCGCCGACGCGAAAGTTGTCGCCGCCAGTGTTCGGGACTTCGCTAAGGACTCCCTGACACGTCGTCTGCTGTGCCTGCGCGGGCGCGGCTGCCGGTGCTGCTTCTGCCTTGCAATACGTCGTGACATCGGCAGCCTCAAGGCGCTGCGATGTGCTCGTGCAGCGGTGCCAACGCATGTCGGCGCCGATCTGGCCGCGCTTGCCGTAGCACCATCCGAGTTGATTAAGCTGCATATTGACCTTCTGGCGTTCGCAGCATGACGCATCGATCCTCTTCTGATCTTCGTCGTTCTTGGCGACAGCGCCCCGACAAGTGTTGTCAAGAACTGCAGCGCGCGCCAAAAGCGATTTGGCTTGCTGATCCTGTGCGCTAGCCGATGCGGCGAGCGCGAGCGTTGCCGCGATGAAAGCTGTGGCAAGTCTGATCATTTGGAAATCTCCATTTCCGTTTGCGCCGGGTTGCGCCGGCGAGTGTCCGTCATGGGCACTATGGAACGGCGCCCGTAGGCGCCGCTCGGTGGTGCTCAAGCCCTCCTCTCTCGTTGGGCATAACGCGGGACGAAGCCATCCCGCAGATAGAACAACTGACGATCAAGGTGTCGCTCAATGCCGACGATGTCGTGGATGAAGTGTTCATCGGGCGCATCGAGCAGATCATCGAGACGCAGCGGCCGAGATAGATGGGCCGCCGTCAGGTCCATCTTGATGTCGCGTTCTTCGCGGTCAGGGAAGAACACGCGCGCGCGGCTCACAATCGCGTCAATGACGCGAAGCTCGGCGCCGCTGATCGGTGGCAGGCGCGGCTTCATCGCACGCCCCTCCGCTTTGCCTTGTCGGCCATCTCGACCGCCATCATCTCGGCTTCGTCGTCGTCGCCATGCACGGCGGCGATCGTCGCAAGCATCGCGTCGACGCTCGGCTGCATCGCGTCTGCCAGCCTCGACAATCGCGCTGCAAGGTTGCGCTGCAGGTCTTGACGTTCTGTGAACGGCATTATGTTGTTGACGAGTTGAAAGCGCATGCTTTCGATCTCGCCAATAGCTTCGGCCCATTGCTTGTCAGTCATTTTGGAAATCTCCATTTCCGTTGAGCCGGCGTTGCGTGCCGGCAGTGCTCGTCATGAACACTATGGAGCGGCGCCGGTTGCCCGATGCCGCTCGGTGGTGCTCAGTTGGCTCGTCGTTGCCGCTGCTCGTTTAGCGCACGCGAAATGCAATTATTGTACTGCTCGATCGCATGTTGGCGGTTTTCGTATCGCCAGCGACCCGTCGCCGGGTCACAAAAGCCGCCAGCTTCAATTGCGCAGCGGCCTGTCTGGTCACACTTGTTCACGGCACCGTTGCCGTTCTTAGATGCAGCTTCAGCGGATGAAACGGCCGCCAGAATGGCGGCAGCGATCAGTAGTCTACTCATTTTGGTTTCCTTGTAGTGTTGCGCCGTGCAAGCGGCGAGTGCTCGGATGAACACTGTCGAACGGCGCGCTAGGCGCCGCTCTGCAGTAGTCACCGTTGACAACAGGGGTTACATTCCGCTGCCGATCTTGCGCTTTAGGAATTTGGTTTCCTTGGGGCGCGAGAAAGGCACGAGGCCGGGCTTGCAAGGGCCCGGCCTCACTCTTCAGTGCGATCCGACGTCGATCGCGGTGGCGCCCCACGGCGCGCGGGCAATGTGCTCGCGCACTTGGTTGGGGAAGCCGGTGATCGCCCAAAGAACCGGGCAAGCCGGCTCATCGTGCGCGCTCGTGATCTCGTGATCACCATCGGTGAAGCACACGATCAGCGAAGCGTCGACTTCGTTCGCCACGTGCTCGAACAGCGGCGCCAGTTCGGTGCCGCCACCGCCACGCGGATCGAACTCGCATTCGTCGCCGCTCCGATAGGTGTCGACGCGCGTCACCCGCGTGTCGCCGTAGATCACCACGACTTCGTCGATGATGTTCTCGTCGAGTGCCGCTTGCACTTCGACACCGATCGCCGCGAGCGCAATGCGATCCATCGAACCCGAAGTGTCAACCAAGAACGCCGCACGGTTGACGCCTTCACGCTCGCGGCCGGGCAGATACAAGCCCGAGCCGATGAAGCGGCGATTAGGACGCGACCACGTTTCGGTCGTCTGCGCGCCGCCGTCGAAAAAGGCACGCAAAGTCTCGCGCCAGTCTTGCGGGGGATGATCGTTCCGCTCGATCTCGCGCGTCACGTGCCCGGGAGCGTCGCCACGCTTGCGCGCGAGGCTGGCGGCCTCGCGCACGACGCGCTCCCATTTGGCGTCGACGTCGGCCCGCTCGCCGGCATCGGTCGCCGCGTCGAGCACTTCGCCGCAGCGGCCCGGGTCACCCGACGACGGGCCCGGTTTGGCCTCACCGGCATCGCTGCCGGCGTCCGAGCCTTCGCCGTCGCCAGAACCCTCGCCAGAGCCCTCGCCGGGCTCGCCAGCGTCGCCGTCGGCCGAGCCCTTGCCAGCGTCGCCAGCGTCGCCAGCCTCACCAGCGGCCTCGCCAGCCCCTTCGTCGCCAGCGCCTTCGTCGCCATCGGTTCCATCGGTTCCATCGGTGCCGGGCTGCTCGCCTTCGTCGCCGTCGTCGCCGGGCTTGCCGGCGTCGTCGTCTTCGTCGGCATCGCCGTCGCCTTCTTGCGGCTGCGGCTGTTGTTGCTGACGCTCAAGCTCCCGGGTGCGGTAGATGTCTTCGGCCGACATGCCTTCGAAGCGCCATTCGAGCAGGAAGCCCTTGGGCAGCTTGAAGCCCGCGCGGATCAGGTCCGGGTTGATCGCAAGATCGCAGCAAATATTCCATTCCTGCGGATCGCGGTTGCCGCGACGCGTGTGATGCCGGCGCGCGTCGTGCTCGGTCTCGTGCGCTTGCGTGCCGAGCACTTCAACCTGCGGCATGCCGCAAATGAATTCCGGGTTGAAAAAGTGCGTCGAGCCGTTCGTCGCCATCGTCGGGAAGTCCCGCGACGGCACCGCCTTAACTTGCGAGACCAGCACGCCGTAGAACGTGCGCTCAAGGATCAATTCTTGGCGCGCCTTGCTGACGCGCTCGGCGGCATCGGCCGCCACGGTGTCGATCGTTTGCATTTGGAAATCTCCATTTCCGTTGAGAAGAAAAAAGCGCCGGGTTGCGGCCGGCGCGCTCTTAGCCGAGCAGGCTTTCGACATCTTTCAGAATGTCGTCGGCCGACTTGGCCACCGACTTCCGCACGTTGTCGTCGTGTCGCAGTGTCTCGGCGTCTTCGACGCAGAGTTCTTTCTTGATGCGATCAGCGATCGCGTCTAGCGCCGGATCATTGTCGAGATTGAAGGCCGGCAGAAGCTCGGCAAGCTCGCGCACGTTCTCAACCAAGCTGTAGCTGAAAAAGCTGCGCGCGCCCTTGCCCGGCTTTTTGTAAGCCTTCAATTTTTCCGCCATGTGGCCGACGACTTCGGTTATCTGCTTGGCCGTGTGCTTCATCGCATCAGCCATCACCGTTTCGTTGGTCTCGGCAAGCTCGCGCTTGATGTCCTCGACCGTGTCCGCGTCGAGCACGTCTGATCTGAAGTCGTCCGACTCAGGCAGCGGAAACGTCTTCGTCATCAGCCGAAACTTGCTGCGGATTTCGGATGCGTGCGGATAGTCCGACGCATCGAACAAGCCGTTGAGCGCCCGCTTGCGTTCCTCGATGAACATCGGATAGTCGCGGCAGAAGTCATCAGCGGCCTGATCGAACTCACGCTTGAGCTTGCGAAACTCGCTCGCGAACTTCTCGTGCAGCTTGTTCGGCAGGATGCGCAAGCCTTCGTCGGCCCACGGCTTGGTCAGCGCGTAGTGCAGCTTGCGCGCGCGATCGACGAGACCGTTGATCGTTTCGAGGCGACGTGCCTCGATCAGCAGTTTGTGATAGCGGCCGGCGTCTTCGGCCGCGTGGTGCTCGCGGTTCACTTTCTCGGTGACGCGCTTGTCGAGCTTGCGCGCTGACCAGTTGCTGATGTCGACGCTCACAAGCGTTGCCTTCCGCGACAGCGGAGAGGCGATCTTTTTCGTGTTCATTGGAAATCTCCATTTCCGTTCGGGTTGGCGCCGGTTGCGACGGCGCAGTGCGGTATGGGCACTATGGGGCGGCGCATCTAGCGCCGCCCGGTGGTGCTCACGATTGCAAGAGCGCACCCTGATTGGCGACCGCCCACTTGCTATAGGCGCTAGTCTCTTTCAGCTTCGGGTCGCGCATCACAGCGTCATGCACGAGCAGCACTTGATGCTCGCCGCGCAGCCGCTCGGCATACTTCACGATCTGCGCCCAGTTCTTGCGCGTCGCGAGACGGGCAAGGCCAGTGCAGACCGCGTAAAGCTGCGAAGGCTCGGTGGGCACCTTCGCGTTCTCAGGATCGGCGACGATGTCATCGAGGCTGCCCAAGCTCTGGTAAAGCTCGATGAAGCCGTTCAACTCGCCAGCGACGTCCGCGCCGACATGCGCCGCGAACAATTTTTGACGCTGCGCGACGTTGTCGACCGCGATGTATTTCGCCGCCCTTGTCAGTGACCGGGGCGACGGCACCGCGTTCTCATCGCCGCGCGGCATGCGATGGATCAGTTCACGCCGCAAGCGGATGAACGCCACCATCTCAGGCGCGACGCCGTTAGCGTTCGCCCAAGTCGCCCACGCGTTGACGTCCGGCGCGCAGAACAGATGAGCGAAGCGATTGCGCAGCGCCGTCGGCATCCGTTGCGCCGCCGCTCGATCGCTCATGCGGTTGCCGGCAGCGATGATCTGCCAGCCGTCGGGCAGCACGTAGTCGCCGACGCGCCGATCGAGGACCAGCCCGAACATCACCGCCATCATTTGCGGCGAGCCCGTGTTGATCTCGTCGAGGAACAGGTAACCGAACTCGCCGTCACGCTCGACTTGCGGAAGCTCATCAGGCACGAGCCAGCGCGTGGTGCCCGTGTTTAGATCGGGCACCGGGATGCCGCGCACGTCGACCGGCTCACGCAGGTTGACGCGATATTCAATCACCTTGCGCTTTTTCTTGGCGCCAAGCTGATGCACGATCGCGGACTTGCCGATGCCAAACGTACCCCAAAGCATGGCAGGGTCGCCGCCATCGGTCAGGATTTCAAGCATCACGGCCGCTTCCGCGATCGAGCATTCAATTTCGTTCAACAGTGCAGTCATTTGGAAATCTCCATTTCCGTTTGAGATGCGCCGGTTGCGACGGCGCGTGTTCGCATGAACACTGTGAAGCGGCGCGTTTACGGCGTGCCGCTCGGCGGTGCTCATTAGCTTGGTGGTGCAGTCGTGCGGCACTCTTTCTCAGAACTTGCCCGGCCTCGCCTTGCGTAGTCTCGTCTCTCGCGCGGCTACCCGCCGACCGCGATCCTTGTCTATGCGACACGAACCTCGACGACTGCACCATCAAACCAAAGGGGCGGCGCTCGTAAGCGCCGCCCGTTGTTGTGTTTAGTTTTCTCTGTTGTTGCCCTAGTCGCGCTAATGTCACGCGATTGTCTAGGACCGTGGACCCCTCATTCAGACCGTGCGGCGTGCGGCACTTGGCTTCGTCACGCGTCACGGGCTGGCGCCCATGTTGCACCCCTAGGTGCTTGGCCTGCGGCCGTCTCGGTATCTCGATCTCAACCTCTCATCTAACCAACCAACGAGACACGTATATGGCATGTCACATCATGTGACACAAGAGGCTAGCCAGACTTTTTTTGCCTTTCGTAAGCGCCTGAAAACACACACAAAAAAGCCGCCCCGAAGGGCGGCGTCTCAGTTTCGGGCTGGAAAAATTATCCGGCCATGAGCCGGAGACCTCCGCGTGCCTTTGGGGCTCGGCTCAGCCGGCCCTGATCTTTTCGAGCGCCGCCTTGCCGGTGAGCGGCATGGCCCGGGTTGCGCCGCTTTTCTTGGCCTTGAGCTTCTCGATCCGGCCGCGCGCCTTGGCTTTGCGCTTGGCCTCGATCTCGGCGGCGATCGCGGCGCCGGCGGCGTCGGGCTTCGAACGCTGCAGGAAGCCGGGTATCGCGAGATCGTCGAAGCTCCCCGACGCAGGCGCTGGCGTGGCTGCTACTGCCGCTGGTTGCGACGCTGGCGGCGGCGCCGGGGGCTCGACGATCGCCGGCACCGTGGCCGGGACAGGCGGGGGTGCTGGCGTGCGTTCGTATCGCTCGATCGATCGGCGCACCGCCTTGAGCTTGGCGGCGAGCCGGGCGAGCTTGTCGAGCATAGTGTCGCGATGCGCTTCGAGCCGGGCAAGGTCTTTGCGAGCTTGCTGGTGACGTCGATCGCGTAGTGATAGGGTCGTCATGTTGTGAACTCCAGTGTTTGGTTTCGGTTGTGTGGGGCCCGGGGCGTTGACGCCGTCCCGGGCCCTTCGCTTTAGACCGCGATCTCGGTCCACTCCGCGCGGAAGGCTCGATAGCTGCGGCCGGCAATGCCGGGCGAGTCGATCAATCCGCCGAAGGTGTTGGTCATTGCGTTTCGATCGCGAGCAATGATGCCGGCAATCTCACTCTCGTCGTTGCAGTTCGCGACGCGGTGAGTGTGCTTTACCTTCAGACCGTTTCGCTTTGTCGGCTCGACGGTGCAGTAGACTTGGATCGTGGCAGGTCGCACAAATGCTTTGCGCATTGGTGTTGGTCTCCATTGGTTTCAGTTTTCAAACAGCCCGCTGCGCTCTGACCGCAACGTAAGAGAAGTCTAGCATGAGGGGTCCGCGCTTTTCGGCGATTGGGGATTCGCGCGCACGCCACACAAGGACATCTCGAACGTTTTCGTCGACTTGACTCTAGGCTCGACGGGCACAAGTCGCACGTTTTTGCGCTCGCGTGATGCGAGATGTTATTGCGCTGCAGTCAATCGTCGCGATGAAAAAAATTTTTCCGCCGCTTTAGCTGTCTTGATCGGACGCGATATTTTTTCGCTCACCGTGATGACGGCTGCGCGTATCTCTTCGTCGTCACGCCGTTCATAGCTCGCCATCAGCTTACCCCACACGATGCGGCGCACAGTGAAGCCGTTGCGGCGTCGCTTGCCGATCGCCCATGCCCTGAAGTTGGATGCGTGCTTCACTTCATTTCGATCTGATGCACGACTGAGACTTTCCATCCCTTCTCGGCGCAGTATGCGCGCACGCGCGCGCGTGTCCACTTGCCGCGCTTCATGTACGCCACGATCGGCGCCGCCTCGACGACGCGATCGTCTTGCAGCACGATGCCGGCGGTGACATGTCCCAGTGTGTGCTCGTATTCGATGACGGCGAGAATCTCGATCATTCTTCCCCTCGCCAAATACGGCGTGCATGCTGATAGTCGCGCTCGGCATTCCAGCCGATGGCGCCGATCTTTTGCCAGCGCTCATAGTGCCTTTCGATGCGCCACATCAGGATCATCGCGCGGATATGCCGGATGATGGGCCAGCGTTTCATGGCGTGTCCTGTTGCTTTCCATCCTCCCGCAGCCGCTGCACTTCTTTCATCAGCATCACTGCGAACGATGCCGCCGCGAGCAATCCATCGAGCCGTTCCTGCGCGAGAGCTTCCAGCCGCTCGACCTCGTCGGCGGCCTCTCGACCCAGCGGGTTGTTCGATCCAACCTCGTCGAGAATAACAAGTGCTCGCAGCTTCTCTTTGATGCCACTCATGCGGCCGGTCTCCACTGCGGCAGCTTCGCCTTGAACAGCGCCTCGACGCGATTCATCGCGGCGGTAAGCTCGGACATCGCGCCCTCGCTCGCGGCTACGTTAGCGAGCGCCGGCAGCCCGGTGACGATCGACTTGTCGATCTCGGCGCGTGTCGCGTGCCGGCCTTCAGCATAGGCGACAAGCTCGACCGGCTCGCCCATGTGGATGATCGGCCCGGTGCGGGTGCGGATCAGCACATAGTCGTGCGTGATCCAGAGCAGGATGACTCCCGGGTTGCGCTCGATCATGATGCCGCCCGGGTCCACCGTCTCATCGGGCAAGCCGACGTCGTTGCGGCGCATGCGCGGCTTGCTGAGAAACGGGCAGGCGCGCACCGCATACTCCGCGCAGTCGCGGTGGCTCGGCGGCTCGGAGCTTGTGCGGTTGACCGCGCACATCGGGCCGACGGTGAACACCTTGAAGCGGCCGAGCGTGTTGCCGCACAGCCAGCATAGATCAGCCTGCAGCGCGCGCTTGAACTTCGCATGATCGGCGACGCGGAAGTCGCGCCGGCCGTCCACTTCGGCGACGAACCAAGGCGTGGGGAAACCTTGGTCGCTCACCGGCAGACGGCGCATGCGATCAGGCAGCGGGATGTCGGCGATCGCGGCGTTGAGCGGCCTCATCGGATGCCCCTGTCAATAGCTTCCGCAATCCTGCCGCCGGAAAAAGCGGCGGCAGGAAGCGGCGGCAGGATATGGGTCGCCGTATGGGTCGAGCGCTCGCTGCTTGCTGGAAAAGCTAAGCTCGTCAGTAGCTTAGTAAGATCCGGTGCTCCCCTTGTAGGGAATGCCGGCGAGGTCTCAGGAGGTCTCAGGACGTCCAAGGCGGAAGCAAAAAACCCTTGTGGCATAGCGCTTTCTCGCATATTAGTCCTCCATGCGTCGCAGTGCGTCGCAGTGCGTCTCACCCGAATGGGATGAGTCAAATTATCGGTCGAGAGGGAAGTGAGATGGCAGCGATTCATAAGCTCAGCGCCGGCGCGGTCGAAGGCGAGATCAGGCGCAAGATCAAAACGCCGAAGCTCATCAACGACGGCGGCGGGCTTTACCTGCAGGTCGCGCGCTCCGGATCGGTGTCGTGGATTCTCCGCTACCGCAGCCCGGTCACCGGCAAGAAGCGCGACATGGGACTCGGCTCGGCGCACAAGCTGCCGATGAAGCGCGCACGCGAGGAAGCGAAGCGGTTGGGCGAGATGGTTCACGCCGGCCTCGATCCGATCGTTGAGCGCGATAAGGCTGGCAAGAACGCGGTCACCTTTCGCCAGCGCTTCGAGTACATGGACAAGCTGCAGCCGCGTTTCGGCTGGCGCGAGATGCTCGACATTCACGCGATGCCGGTGCTCGGCGACAAGCGCATCGACGCGATCACCACCGAAGACGTCGTCGGAATCATCGCCGGGCTGACCAACGCCGGCAAGCACGAGACCGCGCGCAAGCTGCAGCAACGGATTCAGGCGGTGATCCGCAGCGCGAAGAACAGCATCGATACGGTCGCGCACAAGGCGTACATCTGCAACACGCTGTCGAGCTTCAAGAAGGTGAAAAAGAACAAGGCATTTCCGTCGCTCGACTTCGAGAAGCTGCCGGCGTTCTTCCGCGAACTGCAAGCGCGTCCGGAGCTTGCCGCGCGCGCTCTTGAGTTCGTCACGCTCACCGTCTGCCGGCCGGGCTCGATCGTCGGCGTGCGATCGAAGTATGAGCGCAAGCCGCCGCTGCGCTGGACCGACATCGACTTCAAGCGCCGGGTGTGGATCGTGCCGGCGGTGAAGACCGCCGATCAGCATGACCCGCAACCGTTCGAGATTCCGCTGAGCGATGCCGCGATGGACGTGCTCGCGCGCGTGAAGGCGATGAAGCTGCACGACGAGATCGTCTTCGTGTCGCAGTATCACGCAGGCCCGATGGCAGTCTCGGCGATGCGTCAGCAGACGATGCAGCGGATGCGTCCCGGTCTTACCGTCCACGGAATGCGGACGGCGTTTCGCACTTGGGTGGGCGAGAAGACCGACTTCAGCCGCGAACTGATCAACACCGCGATGGCGCATCAGGTCTTCTCCGAGAACAAGGCGGAAGCGGCTTACAAGTCCAAGCTCAAGTTTTTCGCCAAGCGCCGCGCGATGATGGATCGCTGGGCCGACTACGTCACCGGCAAGAACAAGGTGGTTGCGCTCAAGGCTGCTTAGCATCGTCACGCCCTCGCATGCGTTTGCGCAAAGCCTTCAACTTTGCTTCCGCTTCTATGCGTCGCTTTTTTTCTTCCGCGAATGTTTCATGACCTTCGTGGCATTGCTGCCACCACGCACCGATGAGCGAGGCATCGTCCGGAGAAAACTGCGAGCAGTAGTGGAGACCTGTTACCGTCTGCCATGTTGGCGAGATGGTGCATGAACCTTCCTCTCGCTTCACTTGCTCAACAATGCTCAGCTTGGAATCGTAGCCCTCCCTTCTGTGTTCGTCGTAATGGCGACAGGTGAAGCACGCCATCGCTCTCAGTCTCCATCGCGACGCCGCATGATCTGCGTCGGATTCACGAGATGCATGACCGTGTAGGCGCGAAGCTGCGCGGTCAATTCGCGCCCCTCGTCGATCAGTTCGGCGATATGCAGGCGCACCGCTTCATCGGCGAGTCTGTCCTGATAGGCTGCGGCGTTGATGACTTGCTGCGTCTCTGACGCGTCGCCCGACTGCAGCGCGCGCTTGTAGCTCATGAAACGGCCGAGCCTGAGATCGGCAGCATGGTCGTGCTTGAACTTGCTCCAGACGTCGGCCCTGATCTTGCTCGCAACCTCGCCGCCCAACGCCGCCAGCTTGCCCGCTCGCTTCGTCGTCACCGCCTTGGTCTGCGCCGGCTTTGTCTCGTCAGTCTTCTGAAAACTCTTGGTTGCCTTTGTCATCGATGGTCCTCCGTTGATTCAACAGCCACTAGCAACAGGATCGAGTCGCGATTTGTGCCTCACCATTTCCTCGTGCTGGCGATCGCACTGGCGGATGATCTTTGTCGCCATGCGCCGCATCGCCTTGGCGCGCTCGCGCGGTGGGACTTCCCAAAAAGCGCACAGCGCGTGGTGAAGGTAGCTTTCGAACTCTTCGATCGTTCGCTTCGGTCTCTTTCTCATCGGTGATCCTCCGCTGACGATAATCGCGACTCGACAATCCACGTGCTCTTGATGTCGCCGCTGTGGACCCAAGAAATCTGTACGTCGGCGTGGTGCCCATAGAATGCAAATCCGGTGACGGTCGCGGCGATCGAGTTGTCGCCGTCGATGCACACGCGCTCGAACAAGGCGAGCTTGCTGGTGAACGTTGCCATCACTGCTCCCTCACCCGCACCGGCACCCGGGTGTTCGAGAGGATCGGCACCGACGGGATGTTCTCCTGCGCCAGATGCGCCGCCGCCATCTCGACCTTGAGCGTGTCGAGGATCGCGCGCGCGAGGCTGATGTGCATCCGCGCTTCCGACGACGAGATTTTCTTCTCGTCGACCTGCTTCCAGATGTCCAACAGCTTCGCGCGAATGTCGGCTGTGTCCTTGATCACCCTAGCTGGAATGCTCATCGTGCCAATCTCCTGTTGAGCTTGCGGAGCAGCCCTTGCAGATTTCCGATCTGTCGTTCGGCTTGCTCGATCTCTTCGCGCTCGCGCCGGCGCGTCTCACCAGTGGCTCGCGCTTGCGCGCTCAACGCCGGCCGGCAGGTCGTGCAGCGCTCGAACTCGTGAACCTCCAGCGGCTCGCCGCAAGCGAGGCATTGCCGGTTGCCGTGCATGCCGGGCAGCCGGCTTTCCGATTCAAGGCGCCGTCTCATGCCGCATCCTTTTTCCGCAGCCGGCCATCGCGCACCAATTCGTCGAGGCATTTCTTCAAGAACGTCTGATCAGCGCAGCCGGTCGAGCGTGACAATTCCTCGACCGTCCACACATGGGGCGCGGTGTTGCGGAGCAGATCGAGAACCGTGCGCTTCAGCTTCTCGGCATCCGCCGGGCTCGGCGGCATGTCCCGCCATCCGCGTTCGAGCCGGTTGACGCGCTCGATCGTCTTGCGCGCGTCCTCGATCATTCGCTCGCGCACTTCCGCTTCAAGCGCCACGCGCTCGGCCGCTATCTGCTCGCGTTCGATCTGCTCGCGCTCGCGTCGCGCAAGCTCTTGTCGCGCCGCGCGATTGAATGCGTCTTGCGCGAAAGCCGTCGCTTCGCGCTCTGCCGCCTCGCGCGCTTGCTGCTCCAGTCGCTCCCTGTGCTCCTGCGCCTCGCGTGCCTTCTGCTCGCGCCTGCGCGCGCGGGCCTCACGCGCTACCTTCTCGCGCTTGCGCCGGGCCCGCTCATCGGCCTTGTTCAACTCGCCGCGCTCGTCGAGCTTCCACTGCGGGACGAAGTGGCGACCTTCGACCTTGCCGAACCTGATTTCGCGCGTCGGCGCCGCTGCGTTCCATTCGGCGTCGGTGATCCTCTCGCGCAGCTTGCGCCGCTCTTTTGCTTGCTCGTGCTCGCGCTGCTCGCGCTCCAGTTCGGCGGCGGCGATCGCCTTCTCGTGCTCGCGGATCGCGCGGCGTGCCCACCACCGGCTCGATCGCGCCAGCCGCTGCTCGCGCTGCTCGGGCGTCTCGGGCGGGCGCGCGCGGATCGGCACCGGACCCGCCTTGCGCACGATGTCGGGCTGGATGGTGTAGGGCCTCTGCCAGAACTCAAGCTCTTCGAGCGACACCGTGTCGGTGCAACACAGCGTGCCGTTGGCGATGCCGCGCGCCTTCACGTATTCCAGAAATGCGTGATCGTCGGCGTCGAGATCACGCGCCCAGAACCCATTATGCATGAGGCTGTAGAGATGCCGGGAAAATGATGTCCGGTAAACATAGGGCCGCGTCGCCATCGCTCATCCGCTCATTGCATGGTCCGCTTTCTTTCGATCCCGCGTCGCGATCTTGCTCTCGACATAGCGATCGATCTCATCCTCGATCCAGCCGACTGCGCGGTTGCCGATCTTCACGGTGCGCGGGAAGCGGCCTTCGCTCATCAGCGCGTAGATCGTCCCCTTCGGGTGCCCGGTGCGGCGCTCGACTTCGGGCAAACGAATGATCGTCTTCATCGGTCCTCCTTGCGCAGCAAGTCTTGCAGGATCAGCACAGCTTGCGTCAGGTTGCGCTCTTGTTGACGCGTCATCGTCACCGTGATGGGGCCTTCTCTTTCCAAGTACGCCGCCAGATCACGCGCGCGTGCGGCATCAGTCTCTTCTATTGAGGCACGCAGCGGGCCGAGCAGGTCGAGCAGCAATCGCACGGTGTCGGCGTCCATCATTTCGTCACGACGCTGACAACCGCCCAGATGATCACCCCCCACGTCAGCAAAGAACCGCCCACGGCGATCCACCGGATTTGTGTGTCGCTCATGTCGGCGTCGCCTTCCGCTCGGCTTCGATCTCCATTGCCTTGAGCCTCTCGCGCATGTTGTTCACCAAGCCCTTCATGGTCCCTTCCATTTTCACGAACGCGTTGTGATCGGCTTCAGCTTCGGCGAGCTTGCGTTCGGTCTCGCGCGCGTGCGTCGAGACCAGCTTGAGCACGCCGTCGAGTCCGGAAAGCTCTTCGCGTAGTGCGCGGATCGGATCAAAGTCGCTCATCCTTGCTCCCCGCGACACCAAACATCGGCCACGCGGCTCGCGCAGCATCGATCAATGAACGCGACAGCTTCTGACAAAACCCTGTCCCGCCTCTCAACCGGCACGTCGGCGAGCGCGAAGCCCATGATGCCGGCACAGGCGGAAATGACGTCGACGACGTCGGTCCCGTCGGGGATCGCGTTACTGATCGTTATCGCGAGCCGATCCATGTAGACGTCATAGTCGCTGCGCGTCGTCATCGGCTTCCCCTTCCTCGAACAGCGGCGGCGCCTGTTCGCGCGCATCGATTGGCCGAACCGGCGACTGCAGCGCCGCGAGCTTCACGTGCATCACCAGCGCCTCGATCTCGCGCTTGAGCAAATTACAATTCTTGGTGTGCTCGTCGTCGTGGTCGCTGCCATCGAACGCGACCTTGCATGTTTTGGTCGCGGTGTGCGCGATGCGCCGCGCCTCGCTGGCGATCTGGCGGTTGAGTAGATAACGGCGCAGCGGCGCGGTCATGATCTATCGGCCTATCGTGAATAAAGTGCGCCCGGCAGGCGCATCGTGGAGTTCAGCGTTACCTTGGCCGGGCGCGGCGGTCGCACATGCTCAATGGAGTTCAATTGCAATTTGGCGACCGCATTCTGTGTGTTGGTCATCGGCCCTTCACCGGATAATGTGATCGCGATCGGCCGGCGGCGGGTTGTCTGTGGCTATTGTCAATCCGCGCGGCAGCAAGCCCTGACCATTATTGCGGCGCATCGCGTTGGGCGTGATCGTCGTGGGGGCGACCGTTGCGCGCACGTTGTCGAGCTTCGCGGTCGCTTCATTCAATTGTGTTTCGGCTTTCATCAGATCATCGACCAGCCGACTATTGCGAAGCTCAAGATCGCGGTTGCGTTGCTGCAGGTCCGCGATCTCGCCGTTCAGCTTGTCGATCGCCTGCTCGCGCTCTTCAGCCTCTTGCATAAGGCGCGCGCGATCTTGCGCCGTCTCGGCGATGTCGGCGTACAGTAAGTGACCTTGCTCGGTGAGCTTGTCGATCAGGATTTTCGCGCCGGCGAGCTTGTCTACCGTGATCATGTCTTCCTCCCTGTTGAAACGAGCGGACAGGAGAAGCGAGCGATGGTCGTCACCACGCCTCGCCGCAAGCGCGCGTCTTGCGTCCGGTCTCCTGCCCATTCCGCCGGCTCGAAACTCATTGCAGTGTTCCCCGCATTGGCAGCATGCCGACAAACCGTCCTTCGAAGTGTGCCGGCTCCATGAATTCGAGCGGGCCGAGCTTCGGCCGGTTGCCGTTGCCCGGGCGCGTGATGACGCGCTGCGCGGTCAGCATGCCGGTCTCGTCTTCGGCCTGATACATCAGCGCTTCAATGCGGTTCGGATGATCGCTGAGCCCGTGCCGCGCGATCTCGTGCAGTTCGTCGTCGCTGAAGCCGGCTGGCGCGTAAAGCTGCCAAGCCTCGTTGACAAACACATAGCGCACCACGTCGTTAAGTTCGAAGTAAGCGCGCATCAGCAGCGCGGCGATGTCCTTGTCGAACGGCGGTGATGGCACGATTTTGTGCTCGCCGGATTCCGTGATGCTGTGCCACATCGGCAGAATCTCGCCGGCGTTGTCGAATATCTGCGTGACCTTCGCGTCGGTCTTGATGATGAAATCGCGCAGTGTGTCGATCATCGTGGCGGCGGCGAAATTCTGTCGCCGTCCTCTTTCTTGTTTCGCGTAGGCTTCGCCGTCGTGGCGCAGCGATCCCACTCATTCCACAAGTCGAGCAAAAACTTTTTCATCGTAACGCGTAGCGCGTCCTTGCGACGGTGTCCGTCGCTCCAGTCGGGATGAGTTTCCTTGGTGTGCTCGCGCCGCTCGGCGTAGATTGCACCGTAGGGCCCGTTCGGCTTGCCCTCGCCGCTTTCGCTTTTCTTCGCGCCGATCCATTGGGCGTTGACCAACCATGTCGCGATCTGCGCCATCAGCGCATAGCGCTCACCGGAAAAGGGATTCTCAGTCCACTCTTCGGCTGACAACGCACGCGGTCGCCACGTCTGGCGCTTCCACGTGCTGCCAGCGTGGCCGTCATAGGGCGCGAAGCCGAGCCGCTTCCAAACCTTCGCGGGATACGCGTAGTCGGAGAGATTGCCGGTCTCGGCGATGATGGTGGCGAGCCCCAGCGCGCCCGCGCCACGGATCGCTTCAACATACGGATACACTGGCAATTCCTTCGCGGCACGCTCCATCGCTCTTTCGGCGGCAGCGCGCTTCTCGTCGGCCGGCTTACGGGCCTCGTCGCACATGCGGACCTCGTCGGCGAACTGGTGATCGGCGCCGGCACGGATTCGCTCGATCAGCGCCTTGACCTCGCGGTTGGCTTTCTCTCGATCCTTCTCATCGGCGTTCGGATTCCACTCTGTTGCATTGATGCGGATAAAACTTTCGAGCGATCGGTCGAGCTTCTGTTGCACTTTCATCGCGAAGCGGCGCTGGCGATGCAGTCCGCGAATCAAAGCGATGGTCTCGGCGAGATCAGTCATGGAGTCATGCTCCGTTGGTGAAAGAGAGAGCGCCCGGCACATCGCGAATGGAGTTCAGAAGGTCCATGGCCGGGCGCAGCGGTCGCATTGGCGGCTTGGAGTTCACAGCCGATCTGGCGACCGCGTTCGAGATGAGAGCGCCCGGCAGCGGCGCGCTGGAGTTCATGCGTTGCTTGGCCGGGCGCGGCGGTCGCATCGCAGCATTGGAGTTCATCAGCCATCGGGCGACCGCGTTCGTGATCATTGCCGAGCATCCTCGATCGGCTCGGCTTTGTGGGCGCTGGCGATCAAGTCGTGCGCAACTCTTATGCTCCCATCGCGGATCACTTCGGCGGCTTTGATCTTCGCCGCCTTGAGCTTGGCTTCGACGACGTTCGGCGGGACTGCGTCTCGAACCTTGGTGAAGGGCTCGGACGCGACGCAATGGTCATTCAGCATCAGCAGTAAGATCGACTCGACGGCATCGTCATAGCCGCGTTGCAGAAAAGATGTTGCAGTGCTTGCCTGACTCTCGGCAATCGCGCGGAGTTCGTGGATATGGATGTCGCCGAGCCGGCCTGCGCCGCGAATCCGCCGCTCGAATATCTCGTGTCGGATCACCGTCCCGGCTTTGACGGTGCCGGCCTTCTGCGCCGCGCTCGGTGTGCCGAGCTTGACACGCCGATGCGGACCTTCACGGCGGCGACCTATCGGCTTCGGCGACTTCGACGGCTTCGGTGAGAGTGTCGGCGCCTCTGCCGTTTCTGGCGTCTCCGTCTTCAGCGGCAGCCGATCGAGATAGTCGGCCGCGAGCGCAATCAGTAACGGTCGCTTGGCATTCTCCATAAGCATGCTCGCGAACTTCGGCGCGGCCTTCGTCACGTTGCCGTCGGTCGACTTCAGAATTTCGATGGCGGCAGTGCGGAGCTTATCGGTCGTGGTGTTCATCAAGACGTTCCTCCGTTTCAAATTAGTGCGCCCGGCATCAGCTTGTGGGAGTTCATGAGCCTCTTGGCCGGGCGCGGCGGTCGCAGCGCGAGTGTGGAGTTCATCGGTGCCACGGCGACCGCGTTCGAGAAGAGAGCGCCCGGCAACTGACATGCGGAGTTCATCACCCTCTTGGCCGGGCGCAGCGGTCGCAAACGATGGATGGAGTTCACGTCACCATTGGCGACCGCGTTCGAATGGAGAGCGCCCGGCACTCGATTTTTGGAGTTCAGACCAAGGATGGCCGGGCGCGGCGGTCGCACTCCACGTTCGGAGTTCAGATGACGATTGGCGACCGCGTTCGAGATGAGAGCGCCCGGCATGGCTTCGTTGGAGTTCAGCCCATCCAAGGCCGGGCGCGGCGGTCGCAGCGCGATTGTGGAGTTCACTGTGTTGCTGGCGACCGCGTTCGAGATGAGAGCGCCCGGCAAGCGAGCTTTGGAGTTCACGGGTAGGATGGCCGGGCGCAGCGGTCGCAACGCCAGCATGGAGTTCATGTGTTCATTAGCGACCGCATTTCGATTGATCATCGGCGGCATCTCCATGTCCGTCCGTAAAACACCTTCCGCATTTTGTGCCGCGCGCAGATGTCGAGCTTCACGACCTTGGTGCGCAAACGCCGGTGCCGGGACGGCTGCAGGGCTGGGGGGCTCACTGCCGCCCCGGGCACCGCGTCCACTGCGCCGCTCTCTCGTGCGTTAGCGACGTAGCGAACCTGTGTGGCCGGCGGCATGTCATAGAGCGGACGCCACCGCTGGCGGAACGTGTTGTCGTCTTCGCGCCGCGCTGTGATGCCTTCGGTCGCGACCGCCACCGGCGCGATCGGCGGCGAGGCTTTCCTAGGTCCGGCCACACCCGCGATCGCGAACGAGATCACAGGGATTGCGGCGAGCATGAAAGACCAGCGAACCATGGCGTGCCTTTCACTTGCGCGGCAGACCTGCGACGTATTGATCGATGCTCACTTGCGTGACACGCGTCATGCGCGCGCCGCCCTTCACGATTTCAAGCTTGCCGGTATCGATCAGCCGATAGACTTGCGCGCGACTGACACTAAGCTGTCGCGCCGCATCCTTCACTGTGCGCAGCTTGACGTCGCCGCCATCGTCATCGCTGCGCTTGTTCATGGGCCACCCCCGTCACCGTCCCAGCCCCGGCGCCACGCGTCGACCTCTGCCTCGCGACCGGCCTCACGATATTCGCCCGGGACGGCGGTGCGCTTCATGCCGGTGCGCTTCGCTTCCTTGCCGCGCTCCCAAGCGGTGTCGAGCCTGACCTTCGGGATGGCCGCCGGCTTGGCCGCTGTCGTCACTTCGCCGGTGGCGGCGTCGACGGTCTCGGTCTGCTCGCGCAGATGCGGCTCGGCACCACCGGGAATGTCGGGCGTCGGCTCGGGCTCGCCGTCATCGGCGAACTGATCGAGTGCTGCGGCAGCGCCGCGCGGACGGCCGAGCTTCTTGGGCGGCGGTGCCGCCACGTAGCCGGCTGGCGCGACGTCCTCGCCTTCATCCTCGCGGCTGATCAGTTCGTCGAGCCCGTGCGGCATCGGCAACAGCTTGCACAGCCGCTTCAGCGCGGTCTTCTTGCGCATCTCATCCGTCCACTGCGCCCACGGCGAATCCTCACCGCGCGCGCGAGAGACATTGCGAATGCGCGTCATCTCCGTTTCATTGATTGTGGAGACGAAGAACCCTCCGCCCTTGGTGATGGCTGCCGCGTAAGTTTCGATCACCTTGCCGTTGCCCGGGCCCGGGCGATGCAGAAAGTGCTGGCCGTGCTCGTCGAGCCAGATGTCGAACTCGCGATCGTCGTCGCGGTGCAGGCCGGCGCCGATCCATTTATACTCGCCCGACTGCTCAAAGCGGTCGATGAGCCCGCGATACATGGGTTGCCACTTGGCCTTGCCCTTGTACGGCACGATCACGCCCTGCCGGCGATCGGGCAACAGACCGTCGTTGGTGGCTTCGAGCAGCGCCTGCCAGAGCGATTGGAACGACACGTCGCTGATAAGCTCGGGCTGCATCATCGCGGCGGTGACTGCCGCACGAATGAAGCGATCCGCGCTGATGCCGGACCCTTCGAGCGCATGTTCAAGCTCGGCACGCCGCTGCAAGAGCCGATCGCGCAACACGGCGATCGCCGGCACCGCCTTGGTCTCACGCTCAATCACTTGAGTGCTCATGCTTCATTTCCCTTCTGAATAAGTGCGCCCGGCATCGTTGCAGTGGAGTTCATGGCCTGTTTGGCCGGGCGCGGCGGTCGCATACGGGTCGTGGAGTTCACGCCGCCATTGGCGACCGCGTTGGTGGATAGGTGCGCCCGGCAAACCTGAGATGGAGTTCATGTATCCATGGGCCGGGCGCGGCGGTCGCATCCTCGCAATGGAGGTCACGAGATCAATGGCGACCGCATTCGATTCCATTTGGCGCGGAGTCGCGCCTTGTCGTTCCGATTGGTGATTGTTTGTGCCGCACGCGCGAGGCGCGCCGCGCCTATTGCCGGGCGGTTGACTGGCGATTGAACCCCGGGGGGAAAGATCGCCCCCGCCTATTTCCCCGTGAGGGGTGTTGTATTCAGCGGGCCGCCCGACAAGGGAGGCCCCGGAGTTCAGGTAGTACCAAGCACTGCACCAGTCACGATACACGCTTGGAGGATGGAGGTTCATATACTCACCTTGGGTGTGTCAAGTGTGATCCTCGTCGGTCATGGCGCGCGCTCATGCTCATTGCGTGCCACGCGCAGCACGCGGAAACTGGATGCCGGCACGGTGTATTCGCTGCGGTGCTGAAGCTTCCAAGTGACCCGCCAGCCGGGCACCAGCGCGCCTTCGGCATCGCCGATCTTGGCCTTGATCTCGTCTTCGGCTGCCTTCAGCCGCTTCTGCACGTCCTTCTCGGTGTCCTTCAAAATCTGCCGGCGTTCGAGCAAGTCGCCGATGGCATTATCGGTCGAGAGATCGATCACCTTGCCGGGAGTCTCATTCGGAAACATCAGCGCGATGAGATCACCGTCGCGCTCGAAGTCGATCACCGGCTGATCGCCGGCATCGAACTTGAGCCAGAACGCGGCGGCGGCGGTGCGCAGGCGCAACTCGGCCTTGCGGTTGCGCTCGACCGGGAAGACTCGCGCTTCGAATGTGAAGTCGCCGATGATCAGCGCGCCGAGCGCGCCCCACGTGCAGTCGGGGATCAGCATCATTTCGGTCGCAAGCTGCAACAGATAGCCGAGCGGCGGTGTGCCGTCCGGCCATTTCCTTTTGAAGACGGGTTGCGCCACGGTCTTGATCTGCAGCGAGCCGACGCCGTCGCGCGCGGGATCGATCACGAGAAAGTCCGGCGTGCAGGCGATGCGCGCCACTGGGTCAACATACTGGTGCTCACAGCGAGAGATGCGCCACGTCGGGTGCAGCTTTTGGACTTCGTCCATCGCGTCATCTTCCAGCGCGTTGCCGCGCCGGATCAGTGGGCTGTCGGGATCGACGTCGCTTTCGAGCCCGCGCATCTCGGCGGTGAGCCGGGCCAAGGTCTTATAATCGTGCAGGCCGAAGACGCAGGCGATGTCGGAGGCATTCAGGTAGTGGCGGCGGCGTTCGAGCCAGTCGCTGCGGTCTCCGATCGGATGAGCTTCCACTCCGGTGGCTGTCATCTCGTGTGACCCTTAAACGTGTTGACGTCGGGCTGGCGATTTCGTTCCCGGTCCTATGGAGAAAAATGAGACGCACTGAGAAGCACTGAGACGCATAGAGACGCATGGAGACAATATCTGTTCCTATTTCCTGTGCGTCTCCATGGACTTATATCGACGTACCGAGACCCTGCGCCGTGTCTGATCGATCGTCAAGCGGTCCGCGATTCGGCGCGCGCGGCGTCATCTGAATTTCATATTGCCGGCTCGTGGCTTATCGGTCGCCAAAATTTTTTCTTGCGTGGCGCGCTGCCCGGTGGCTTCCTCGCATGTCTTCCACGAGCCCGCACTGCTTTGCTGCCAAGAGCCTTTCGCGCTCTGCGTTTTTTCCGTGCGGTGCTCGCAACAAAACCAATTGCAGGGGTATTCCCTGAGTTGGGCAGGCGGAAACCCCGATGCCGCAACAACATTGTCCACATTGCCACAAACCCCTGCAGCCGACACGCTACGGTGTGGGCTTTGGCCCGCTCGCGATCCGCATCATCGACGCGATTGAGACCGCCGGCCCCGCCGGCATCAGCAGTACTGACCTATTTCGCGCGGCCTATCGCGAGCGCAACGGCGCCACGGTCGAGCGGCTGAAAAGCTACATCGGCTCGATCAACGCCGCGCTCGCCGGCAAGGGCTTCGCCATCCGCATCGATCGCGCTTCCGATCGCGTCATCATGAGGCGACGCGCATGACGGTGGCCGATCGACAGCCGTTGATCTGGGCGCTCGACATCGCCACGGTCACCGGCTGCGCCATCGGCAAGGTGGGCGATCGACCGAAGGCGCATTCGGTTCGCTTCGCGCCGGCGGGCGCGTCGAGCGATACGCTGTTCGCCGGCTGCTTCGAATGGTTCGGCGAGATGATCGAGAAGGGCCCGTTGCCCGACATCTTGATGATCGAGGAACTGCTGCCGCCGATCGCGCGGCGCGGCACCACCAACACACAGACACAGCATCGGCTCGCCGGCTTGCACGGCGTGGTGCGCGCGATGGCGAAGCACGCGGCGATTCCAGAGATCGCCAGCGCCAACGTGCTCGACGTGCGGGCACACTTCATTCAGGCGCGCAACCTCAAGCGCGACGCAGCCAAGCGCGCGGTGTTCATCCGCTGCAAGATGCTCGGCTGGCTCGCGAGCGACGATAACTGTGCCGACGCGCTCGCGCTGTGGAGCTACACCGCCGGCCTAATCAATCCGGCGACGGCGCTCGCGGTAACGCCGCTGTTCTCATCGTGGGAAGAGGTGGCGAAGGCGCGCGAAGCAAAGCGGGGTGAGTCATGACACCCGCTTTCCGTCACTGGGTCGAGCGCGCGCGGGCCGAGCACGTCACCGCGATTCTGCGCGGGCGGCAGATCAACCTCATGGGGCGCGGCAACCGACGCGCCGGCCCGTGTCCGAAGTGCGGCGGCGAGGATCGCTTCGCGGTCGATCTGGAAAAAGAGGTTTTCAATTGCCGGGGCTGCGGCGGCAAGGGCCATGGCTCGATCAGCCTTGTGGAGTTTCTCGACGGCGTGAACTTCCTGCAGGCGGTCGAGATCATCACCGGCGAGCCGCCGCCAAAGGATGAAGCGAAGCAGGCGAAGCCGCGCGAGCGCAAGGCGCGCGGCAAATTCGTGTGCGCCTATGACTACACCGACGAGCTTGATGTCCTCGGCTATCAGGTCTGCCGCTATGCCGAGCCGAAGAGCTTCTCGCAGCGGCGGCCCGATCCGGATCACGACGGCGAATGGATCGGTGATCTCAAGGGCGTGCGGCTGGTGCCGTATCACTTGCCCGACATGATCGAGGGCATTGCCAATGACCATCCGGTCTACTGGGTCGAGGGTGAAAAGGACGCCAACACTGGCGCAGCTTTGGGGCTGGTGACGACCACGACCGCGATGGGACTCGCCGGCAAGGGCCATTGGGAGCGCGGTGCCTACGATGAATTTTTCAAGGGCGCGAAAGTGATCCTGATGCCGGATCAGGACGCTGATCCGCGCAAGGGCGGCGCGCTCGCGCGTGTCATCGCCAAGCGGCTGTTACCGATCGCAGCTTGCGTGTTCATGCTGAACCTGCCGGCCAAGGACTTGAGCGAATGGGTCGAGCAGGGTGGCACGCGCGAGGCGCTCGACGAGATTCCGCTGCAGGAAGTGCCGGCGACCAACGGCCACGACCACGACGCGCTGGATGCGTTTGAAGCCCAATGGGAGCCGCCGGGCAACACGAGCCAAGCGCCGGCGATCAAGCCGGTGCCGACGGTGCGACCGTTCCCGATCGACGGCGCAAGCATTCCGCGCCGGCCATGGGTGATCCCCGGATGGCTGTTGCGCCGACACGTCTCGGTGCTGGTCGCGCCGCCGGGCTCGGGCAAGTCTCTGCTCACGCTGCAGGCCGCGTTGATGATGGGCACGGCGATGCAATGGGGCGGCTGGCATCCGCGCGGTGCGTTCAAGGTGCTGGTGATCAACAGCGAGGACGACAACGACGAGATGCGCCGCCGGCTCTATGCCGGCGCCAAGATCATGAACTGCGACGAGCAGATGCTGAGCGAGCGGATCGTGCTTGCCGACGCGCCGGAAGACATCGTGATCGCGCGCGCCGACAGCAAGACGAAAACGGTGATCCGCACGCCGATGGTCGAGAACCTGATCGCCACCATCACGGCCGGCGGCTTCGACGTGGTGATCATCGATCCGTTCGCCGAATGCTTCGAGGGCGACGAGAACTCGAACAGCGAATTGAAATGGGCGGCGCTGTTGTGGCGCGAGATCGCGCGCCGGACCAACTGTTCGGTGCTGCTGGTGCATCACACGAGGAAGTATGCCAACGAGCCGGGCGACATGGACGCGGCACGCGGCGCCGGCGCGCTGCTCGGTGTCGCGCGCGTGGTGTCGACCGTGTTCACCATGAGCGAGAGCGAGGCGCAGGCGTTCGAGATCGATGCGGAGCGGCGCCACGAATATCTGCGCTTCGACGACGCCAAGGCGAACCTCTCGCTGGTGACGTTCAAGGCGCGCTGGTTTTTCAAGCGCACGTTCACGCTGCCGAACGGCACCGATGATGAGCCGGCCGATCAGCTTGGCGTGCTGGAGCCGTGGCAGCCGTCGACGGTGTTCGACAAGCTCGACGCCGGCACCGCGCGGACAATCCTGCTCATCATCGACAAAGGCGTGGTGGTCGATGACGGCAAGCCGAAGCTCGCGACCGATCAAGGCGTGCTCGTGCCGGACAAGCCTGACCCCTACACGCTGACACGACGCGGCAAGGCGGCGCCACGCTGGGCCGGGACCGTGGTGATGGATCACGTGTCGTGTAGCGAGAAGGAAGCGCAGAAGCTGTTGAACATCTGGATCAAGAATCGCGTGCTGGTCGAGATCGATGTCGAGACGTCGACCAGCAAGGGGCAGAAGCGCAAGGGGCTCAAGGTCAACATGGCCCGGCTGCCGGGCACGCTCAGCGATGAGACATCGCTGTGAGCGGCGCGATCGCCATCAAGCTGACTGAAGGCCAGATCAGCATGGCGAGCCACATCGGCGTCATGCGCCGCATCAGCAACTTGCGGCGCAGTACGCCGCCGAAGCATGGCGCGGGCAATGGCGAAGGAAGCTGGGAGATCGACATCAACGGTTGCTGCGCCGAGCTTGCGGTCGCGTGCTATCTCAATCTGTTTTGGTGCGGCTCGCTCAACGACTATGCGGCGCGTGATGTTGGCGGCTTGGTCGACGTGCGCTCGACCATGAAGCCGGATCGCCGGCTGCCGTTGCACCCTGATGATCTCGACAGCGTGCCGTTCGTGCTCGCATGGCCGCGCCCGCCGCTGTTCTCTGTCTATGATCTTGTCGGCTGGACACTCGCGCGTGACGGCAAGCGACAAGAGTTCTGGTGTGATCCGACGAACAACGGTCGCCCGGCGTTTTTCGTGCCGAAGAATGTCCTGCATCCGATGCCGGCGCTGCGCGAGTGGACCGAGCGCATGCGATCGCTCACAGAGGAGTCGTCGCTGTGAGCGTGTTTGCACCATTGGCGCCGCCCTACGGCATCGTGGTCGCCGATCCGCCGTGGCGCTTCGCGACGTGGTCGCAGAAAAATCAGGACGTCGGCAAGGGCGCGCTCGCGCATTACTCGCTGATGTCACTACGCGACATCATGGCGTTGCCGGTGGCCGATCTCATGGGCCGGCATGGCTTTGCGTTTATCTGGACGACCGGATGGGCCATGGCGACGGGCCAAGCGCGTGACGTCGCGCGTGCGTGGCGGCTTGAGCCGAAGACGGAGTCGGTGTGGGTCAAGCGCACGATCAACGGCAAGGTGCGCGTCGGCACCGGCTACATCGCGCGATCGATGCACGAGCCGATCCTGATCTGCACCAAAGGCAGTCCCGGCCGGCTCGGCTTTCCATCCATGTTCGACGGACTGGCGCGCGAGCACTCACGCAAGCCGGATGAATTCTATGCGCTGCTCAAGGCGCGCACGCCGGACGCGCGGCGCTGCGATCTGTTCTCTGGCGGTGTCACGCGTGACGGATTCGATGGATGGGGCGAGCGGCATGGCAAGCGCTGTGTTGATTGCGCTTTGGTCAGCAAACCTGACCTTGAATTTGACTTGTCGGAAATGATGGGATGAGCATAGTATCCGATCGATGCCGTTTTTCGCGGCGCGCGCTATTGGCGCAGGCTCCTCGACGAGCGGCAGTGTCATGCCTGTTCAATGGGGAGTTTCCTATGTCTGATCAATATCTTCCGCACAAGCCGAGCGAACTGTCGAGCGCCGAATGGGAATACATCTTGGCGCGCGACTTGCGCCATTGCGCGCGTTATCGTGAGTGCAGCCGCACTGGCCAGACCGCATTCTGCTCCGATCAAATCGACATCGATCATGCGCAGCCGAAAGAACTCGGCGGTGATGATACGATCGGCAACATGCGGCTACTGTGCTTCAGCTACAATCGCGGTCGCATCAGTGAGCCACTGGAGAAGTGGGCCGAACAAAATTATTGGGACAGGCACGATCAGCTTGTTGTCGGTAAGCTGCGGGAAATCCAACGGTTGGTTGGTTGGGATTCGATTGGCGACATTGAACATCAGATCGAAGTGCCCGGCTATTTCCGCCGCGCCCTACTTGGCACGATCACGCTATTGCCGGGTGCGACCGGGATCGGCAAATCACTCTTGATGCAAGCAGCGCTGTTTCGTTTCAACAAGTTGATCGGTCTCGGCTTCCCGCGTGTGAAGTCGGTGTTGTGGCTCACAAACGACACGACGTTGCGCGATATGGCCGCGACCGAGATCGAGACGGAAGCATTTGAAGTTGTGAAGATGATCGATCGTCCACCCGTCGTTCACAAGGCGCGGGCGTTTGACGATCTGTTGCGCGGCCCAATGGGTGCTGATGTCACGGTCTCGACCGTACAGGCATTATGGAAGCGTGAGGACGGTGACGGCGATCAGATGCGCAGCGATGGTGAGAGGCTCGCGGCGCTGAATCACTTCGACACGATTGTCTTCGACGAATGCGATTGGGGCAGCTATCAAGTTCATGGGATTTCTGACGTTGGTCGTCATGCGCTGCAATTCGCACTGACTGCGTCGCCGTTGACGTTCGATACGACGGATGATCCCAAGCGCGCCGAAGAGTTTATCAAGCGCTTTGTGTTGATCGCACCGGAAGCGATTGCTGACTATGAGCGGGCGCTCAAGTTCGATGCTTGTCTCAAACTGCTGGAGAAAGCGACAGTTGGGCCAAAGCACAAGGGATTTGATTTTCTCAAAAGCGGGCATGTCAAGACCGAGAACGACCAGAACATGCCGCGCGACCATGCGCTCTATCGTGGTCTGATCCTGCAGGCTGTCGTCGAGGCCGACAATCTTGAAACGCGGATGAAAGAGACGCATCCTGATGAATATTACTCGCCGCACATCATGGTGCGAATGGATACGATCCAAGAATTGCTGGCGATGAAGACTGATTTGGAGCAGCATCTTTCGAACTTATGCGCCGAAGGCACACTTGTGAATGATGGCTGGGGCGTCTCGGCTATCTTTATGGGCCGGCAGATGGCGAAGATGCCAGCCGAAGAGCGTGATCTATCGAGGCGCCGGGGCGATCAGTGGCTTCATCCATTCATGCTGGCGAAGAACCATCACGGTCGCGCCGTGCGCGGATCGAAGCGCATTCTTCTCATGTGCAACATTGCGCTGCGCGGCATCAACAACTGGGTAATCAACACCATCGTCGACTGCGCGGTTAATGAATCAGTTGGCACAATTATTCAATTCGATTGGGGCAGACCGCTTCGATTGCCGATGCATTTGGCGCACTGGACAGGCGACAAGGCGACCGATGATGAGCGCGAGTTCGTCACCGTGAAGGTGTGGCTGCCGCAGGTTGAGGGATTCGAAACCAAGCGCGATGCTGTCGAGCGTGCGCGGGCGTTCATTGTCAACATGCTGCCGCTACTGCGCGACGCCGGATTTCTGACTTGGAACGATCTGATCGAAGGTAAGCGTCCAAGCGATACTGACGTTGTGATCGATCCGAGCAATCGGCCGCTTACACAAGGCGAGAAGTTCGCGATCCAAGGGGCGCTGGCGCAGGCCGCCGAGACCAATGCACTGAGTAAGGAAAATGTTGAGTCAATCGTTGCGCCGCTTTTCCCAGATGTTGGCCAGCGTGTGCGCAAGCGCAGCATCGAATATGCCGCCAAGCTACTCGATCCGGTATTCCGCGATCATGAGACACTCAACACACAAATGGTCAAGGAAGTGGTGTTCAATCCGGAAAACGTAATGAACCGATTGCGCCCGCAGGAAGTCTACGATCCGGAAGACCTGATCCGCTGGATTCGCCACGATCCGAGATATAAGGGCTACACCGATCGCTACATCCAACGGATCAACGACAGCGATGAGATCGTCATTCACGCTGTGTCGGATGCACTGCGTAAGATGCAGATCGCGAATTATCGGCCGCCGGCGCGCACCTATCGGCTGCATGGCCACAAGGGTGACCCGGGCGTGCTGATCGAGATCGCAGGAGAACTGAAAGAGCATCTCAGAGGCGCAAGGCAACTGCCGGATAATGATGGTGAAGTGAACAAGGAGATCGTCGGTGCAGCCAAAATGCTATTCGACATCACCGACGCCAGCGAAGGCGGCCCGATGGATCATCCCGCATATCACATTGCTATGCTCTGCAAGCATCGGCGCAAGCTGCAGGCAATGGCGCGCGGGCGACTGATCACCAAGGGATTACTGGGGCAAGCGATGAAGAGGTTCGCAAGCAATGAGCACGCCGACGCGAACGCAAGTTGCGAATAAGGTCTTCGAAGTCGCAAAGGGCGTCGATCCAATTGGTTACGGCCGAGGGATCGACGACATCCCGAAAGATTTTGCGCGCGCCGACGGAGCAAGGGAGGTTGCCGTGCTCACCCTCACGGCGATCTCTCACGACTATGAATTCAAGCCTGTCATGGCCGCGCTGGAAAAACTGGCGGCGCTGGAGGATTGGTCGCATTCGTTTTTTGTGGCTCATATTGCGCGCAACGAGCGACCGACATTCGACTGGCGTGAAGCGCCGATGCGCAAGTACGAGTCGTTTGCTGATTTCTATCAGCGCGAACTCGAACACACGTTCGGCACATGGGAGAATTTGCAACACACATGGGCAAAGATCGTCAAAGGCGAGATCACTGAGCCTCAAGGGCGCGAGATCATCCAGCGCAGCAAGATGCGAGCGTCGCGAGGCGGGGATCAACGTAGTAACAACAAAAATGCCACTACCTTGATCGGTAAGGATCGTGGTCGCCCCTACACGATGGCTCGCCTCGACCGCGATCGTCCTGACCTCGCCGCCAAGGTTGATGCTGGATTGATGACCTCCAACGCCGCCGCCATCGAGGCGGGCTTCCGCAAGCCGAGACCGAGCCGCAAGCTCACCGGCCTCGATCGGCTGCGCTCGGCATGGGCCAAGGCGAGCGAAGACGAGCGCAAAATCTTCCGCGACGAGATCACACGCGATGGTTAGGTGCATGCTCACGGAGTTGTATCGCGACGCACAAAAACGGAGCGCGATCGAGATGAAAAAACCCCTTCCGCAATTCGCGTTTTTTGAATTGCGGAGAATTGCGGAATTGCGTCCGCAATTCAACGGCGCGAAACCCCCTACGGGGGAATTGCGGAATACTTCCGCAAATGCCCTCCGCGTGCGCTGCGGGCATGTTTCCCCCCGTAGGGAGATCATCGCGCCTTCGCAATTGCGGAATGCGGCACAACCTGCAACCCAACGGGAACCGGAAGGGAGCACACCATGCAACCCGGCGCCGTGCTGATGACAGCGGGCAAGCTCTCGGCCGGCGACGTCGAGCGGCTGCGCGAGCGGTGGCGTCGACTGCAAAACGATCCACACCGCGCGATCGTCCTCGACGCAGTGGCCGGCGGTCTGCTCTCGCCCAACCAAGCACGCGCTATGGTCTTCGGTCCCGGGATGCGCGTCGAATGTCTCGGCCCGGTCCCGCTGCAGTCGCGACCATTGCCGATTCCGTTTTGCTGGGGCCCGAACGGCGCGTTGCTGTTGCTGCTCGCGATGCTCGCGGGCTACGCGATCGCCGTCGCACTTTGGTGGGCCGCATGAGCGAACCGTATTGGACCGTCGCGGTTGCGATGTCTCAGCGGGAAGACCTCGTGAAGCACCATCTCGATCGCGAGGGCTTCGAGACCTACGTGCCGAAGATCAGGACCGCGCCGAAACGGACGGCGCCGCTGTTTCCCGGCTACCTCATGGTGCGCGTCGTCGTGCGCTGGTATCCGATCCGCTGGTGCCCCGGCGTGCTGAAGCTCTTGATGGACGGCGAGAGGCCGGCAAAGCTGAGAGATGCGATCGTGGATGAGATCAAAGGTCGAGAAGTGCGCGGCTTCGTCAAGCTGCCCAAGCCGCCGACGCTGGAGAACGGAACGACCGTGCGCGTCACCATGCCGGGCAACTTCATGGGCAAGGTTGGGATTTACGAAGGCATGAGCGGATCACAGCGCGAGAAGGTGCTGCTCGAACTGCTCGGCCAGAGCGTGACGGTGACGCTCCCCGCCGGCAACGTCGAGCCGATCGCGGGCCCGTTTCGCTAATTGCCGGCAATTGTCGCTAATTCAGAGGCACGCCATATCTTGCGCATCTCTCGGATCGGCGCTACAAGCGGCGGCATCCCACACAAGACGCATGCTTTTTCCGCGCGATCGTTGCCCATTTGGCGACAGGTCGCAGCGCAGCGCGTTTTGCGTTTCTGCCGGCAGTGTCCGCGTCTTGATGGTGGGAACCTTACTTCGCGTTCTTCCTCCCGGCAGATAGGGCGTGCTCGATGCTCACACACCGTCGAGCACGCCTAACCTTTTCGCTGATGGTGCCAACACGGTCGAGTGGATCGTCGCTCTCACCCTGCTCGTCTTTGTCATCGCCTTCGTCGTCGTGGGCTTCATGTCGACGCTCGGTGAATATCGGTGACCCATGGCCGTCGATCTCACACCATGGCTGATCGTGCTCGTGTTCACCGGCTTCGTCGTCGCGCTCGCGCTGCGGCCCTTGCGGTGAACGATCGCGTGCTGATCGGGCTGTTGCTCATGTTCGCGGTGCTCGCAGCCGTGTTCGTCGTCCTGATGCAACGATGAAAGTCCGCTCGGAAGCTGCAGCACCTTGGACGAAATGGTATCGCTGGCGCCGCTGGAAACAGATGCGCGCGCACCAACTGGCGTTCGAGCCGCTGTGCCGCCTGTGCAAGCGCAACGGCAAGATCACGCCGGCGAACATCGTCGACCACGTCGAGCGTCACTTCGGCGATCCGGAAAAATTCTGGTGCGGCGAACTGCAGAGCGTGTGCCGCTACTGCCACGAAGTGCGGAAAAAATTCATCGAGTCACGCGGCTACGATCGCGCCGTCGGTCCCGACGGATGGCCGCTCGATCCGAACCATCCCGCCAACCTGCCGCGCGACGTCTTCCGCAGATTCGGCTTTTCCATCCCGCACAATCTGCGCGCTTCGGCGATCCCGGTTTTTCTCGTCTGCGGCCCACCGGCTTCGGGAAAAACAACGTGGGTCAACACGCGCAAGGCGTTCGGCGACACCGTCATTTCGCTCGACGACTGCAAGATCGCTGTCGGCGGTCGAGCTTGGGACACCGATCGCAGGATTTTCCGTCGTGCCATGGCTTATCGCGACAGCATGCTGCGGATGCTGGCGCTGAAAACACAGGGTCGAGCTTTCGTTGTGATCGGAGGACCAACACAGGCAGAGCGTGATGCGTGGTGTAAGGCTCTCGGTGTCGAGTCCGACAACGTCGTGGTGCTCGACACTCCCGCCGACGAGTGCATTCGCCGACTCGGCGCTGATCCTGCTCGCGCTCTGGCTCGTGCGGATTTGGAAAATGGCGTGAAGCGTTGGCACTTCCTGTACAGGAAGGGTGCGCCCGGCAGCGCTTCACTGGAGATCACTGGCACTATGGCCGAGCGCACAGCGATTGCACCTGAGACGTGGAGTTCAGTTGTATCATGGCGATCGCCGCAAATAGGCTAACAGCCCTTTCTCTATCCGGACAACCTACAAGAAGTCTCTGTGCTGCAGGCACATCTTGCATCGATGTAAGAAACCTCTGCGCTGCAAGCACTTGTGACACATAGAGACGCACTGAGACGCATGGAGACAACAGTTTCACGTGAAACGATCAAAGAAGTCCTTGTGCTGCAGCCACATCTACGATTCAAAAAGTCACTGTGGCACAGGCACTTCTCGCATTGGTGAGATACACTGAGACGTAGTGAGACGTACTGAGACGTATGGGACGCATGGAGATAGAAGGATATTCTTCCCCTGCAGGCAGAGCGCTAAAAGCTCAATCATATCAAATGGTTGCATGGCATATGCGGAACGGTCCTTGGCGTCTTCCTAATCCTTCAATGAAATCAAAGACTTACCAAGGGGCCAAAACAAGCCCCTAGGAAGCC